CCTGCGCTGTGTGGTCAGAAGGCACGGATCAGACTTTGGTGTTTCGTGAACCTTCACCATGGCATTAGAATGACGTGACGATCTTTCTTTCGTGCTCACTAGAGAAGATAAGTATGCTGATATGAGTTGAAGTCGTCGGTTAGATTGTGAACTTTTCATAAGAAGCGTGTCGATTTCTGGACAGACACCTGGTCTAACAAAGCATGCGTCTTTTGGTGCCAGGACACCCAACCGACCAGGTGAGATGTCGTCGATCTTTTCCGCTACCTCTTCGATAAAGGTGTCTTTGATCATTCCTATCACGTCTTGACATTCTTGGCTGCATCCTAAGTTGTTCTCCTGGATACATCGAGATAAGAAACGTTCCGATTCTACTAGGGACAATGCGGACTTTATCGTCTCGAATGACCGCGCAATCGAAACTAAGTCATCTGGGTTTGTCTTAGATAGCACGATACGGCGAAGAGCTTTCTCCGTGTCCCTAACAGGTTTCAGGCAAACCCTGATCTTGTTCCATATATCAGAATCAATACATTGCTGGGTTATTTCGTAGATATCCTCGAGCTTCGCGGCATCAGTGATTGGCGCAGTGATGTTGTGCCTGAATCGTCTGCTACCCATTGGTGTGATGCAGTTATCGAGAAGCGCAGATACCGATGAACATTTACCGCTGTGTCTCTCATCGGATATGATGTTAAGTTGTTTGAGTGAATGATTTGCGAGTAGTAGTGTAGAAGACGATCCATCGAATGAAGGGTACTGGAGACAAGACACCAAATTGCTGTTCTGTTGATGAACGTAATCTAGCAGCATGACAAATGCCTGCATTCCGTAGGCATGTTGTCTGATGTCGTTGCCGATAGCCTCAGGTAGTACATGAGGGAAGAATGTGCTCAGTGCAGCGTCTTGATACACCTGTTTTTCGGCGTTCCTAGCGTTATCACCAAGCTTCCCAGCGTTGTCGTCGGTGACGATGATTATTTTCACCCCTGACAATCCAACTGCTACGGCGACCTCTTGTACTTCCTCTAGTTGCATGTTCGTAACGAATACACACTCGCATGGATTAAGTATAGCCAACTGCCGCTCCAGGTCGTCGTAGGTAGAAGGACTTCTGATATACTCTCTATTGAACGAGACAACAGTGCTATGCCCGGTAAGGTTGTCTACTGATGCAACCCCCATAACTACCAGGTCTGGATGGTGTCGCGAGGCCTTGACTCTTTCGATCCAAACACAAACAATGTTATTAGATAAAGACGTGCTTTCGACATCGAAGAATGTGCCCGGAGAGACAGTTTCGTCGTGTGATCTCGTTGTGTTCTTTGCCTGAGTATCCTGAACATATATATCACAAACATAGCCATAATCAGTTATCTCTTTGATGCGTTTTTCTCTCTGGGTCACGTTGAAACCAGCCATAGCGACCCGCATGCGTCCAACTCTTTGATTGGATTTAATACTGTGTTTCAGACCGATACCCTTACATATATCTTCGATCTGACTACCAGATATGTTGTCGTCTTTATCAACTAATCCATAAATCTCAAAGAAAGTACCTACCTGATATAAAACAACTGTTTTTTCACCGTATTTAGCCTGGGCTTCTGCCGTAAGCGTGATATATTCTTCTACAACTCCCATGTATCTAGTATTATGTCACGCCTGTTTCTATATAGTTATCATAAATCATTAATGTAGTTATGCACCAAGGTATCCCCATTATTATTAACACCTCCTCCACTAAGCACGTTCTGCTCATATATTTTCCTTAGCACGTCGTTGGGTGCTCTGGTTCCCGACTTGATCAAGTTTTTGGAACGAAGGTCTCGTTTGATATCAACAATACTAATGCCTCCTAGTTTGGCTTTCTCAGTCTGTATTCTCTTTCTTGTCTCTCTACTCTTGATCAGTACACCAACCTTCCTGTCACTGTCACTCTTGCCCAACTTTCGTTTGATGGTTCTAGTTGTTTTCTTCGATCTTATCATCAGCAGGTTTCCTTTCTTCTTTTTCTTCTTCTTCTTGCCAGCTTTCATCGCGCTCTTGAGGTCCGCGAGCTTTTTCTCTCTGACACTTATTACCGGCGGACCGGTTGGTCGGGCATCGATTTTCAGAGAGGGAGTACTTTCTATAGGGCTACGTTTCCTGGTACGCATCCATTCTCTATAGGTAGGGCGACTACCGCCTTTCAAAGAGCTATATGGCGGTTCGGGTTTCACCATAACTCTTACACCACCGTTATCCGCAACCACCTGCTGTTTGGGTTGTTGTGCACTTGGTTGTGCACTTGGTTGTGCACTTGGTTGTGCACTTGGTTGTGCACTTGGTCGTGCTTCCTCCAGGGAGGGAGGCATCTCGATCTCGATGTCGACTTCGTCTTTCTTAAGTTCACGTCTCTTCTTTCGAGTTTTATTCCTCCTTTCCTTCTTCTTGTTATTTGTTACAGAGAGATCTTGCAAGAAACTAAGGGATCTGCTGAACTCATCATCGAATGCCCTAACAGCATCATCCATATCTGTCTTTGAAGACTCGTCTTTTCGCTCATTTTTCTTTCGGTCCTGGAAAGCCTGAATCTTCTTGATGAACTCTTTCCTAACTTTATTCGGTTTGACCAGCGTCTTTGGCTTCTGTTTTTTCTCTCTTTTAGAGCTACCAGACTTACGCGTTCTACCCGACAGTGAAAATAAGTCCTTATTGATCTGGATTGTTTTTGTGGTCATCTATACTAGTACCCACAAAAATAATCATTGCTTAAACTCAGAGATACATTGTACTATACAGGGTTTTCTTGAACTCTGCTGTTTCCCCCCGTTTCTTCACCTCCTCGTTACCAAGGTATAACTTCAGTCCCTCATCTAAATCCTTCTTAGACAGTCTTGTCTTTTCATCTTCAGAGAGACAGAACACTCTACGACTATGTGCAATCTTCGACTTAGAGAATAGTGTCTCCATATCTCGACCCGAATACTTAAAGTATACCTGGTTTTTCTCGAACCACTCGTCAGACAGGGACCCTTTGTCAACACACCAACCTGCATCGGTTGCTTTCTTTTCGAAAATTAGTCTAAGTTCACTTGCTTTGTAGTCGTCGGTTTTGAAACGCCATGTAAATCTAGAGTCCAAACCTTGATTGAATGCGAAGAAACAACTCCTGAGCTCTTCTTCGTAGCCTGCTACGATAACCATAAGGTCTTTCTTGTGGTCACTAAGCCCCTCACATAATGTGTCAATGCATTCTTTGGCGAAGCTGTCTTTTTTATCTGGATTGCCGAGTGCATACGCTTCGTCAATGAAGAGAACACCACCAATAGATTCTTTTATTACGTCTCTTGTCTTGAGGGCTGTTTGGCCTAAATAGCCTGCAATCAAATCAGCGCGAGTCGCCTTTGTGAACTTATCGTTAGAGAGAACGCCCAATTTACTGAACGTCTTGCCTATGATTTTTGCGATTTCAGTTTTCCCGGTTCCAGGAGGTCCATAAATGACAGTATGCATGAAGTCACCTTCGTGACCTTTTAAATGGAAGCCTTGAAGATAATAGAGAATCTGGTCAACTACATGATCTTTCAAGCTGTGCATACCGATCATCGCATCGAGTTCTTGCAAGTTGGGCTTTATTCTATGCAAGCTAGCCATATTTATGTTATATGTCACGTTATCGGCTAGAGGATATTTGTCAATGAGACAAAGTAAGTCTTTCAGACCATTGATTTCTTGGTTGATCGTGATGTGTTCGATAACTGCAGTGGGCGAATCGGGTGGTTTCGGAGAGAAGTAGAGTTCTGAATACGGAGAGTAGTCATCAATCCCTCTTAAATATGATTCTATTGTGGCTTTGTCTGATAAATCAAGAGGAGGAGGAGGGCTTATTGGTGAATCAACATCTAAACCATCAATATGTCCGATTAGTCCTGTTAGTTTTCTAGACTTATTAGGTCTTGGATTCGTATTAGTCATAACTAAATCTAAACTGTCGATGCTTCTATGCCGTTTTTCCCCATACAAATCGTTGCCTTCCTTAAGAATGAGCAACAAATCCGCTAACTGTTTCTCCCTCCATTCTTCAAGGTTGTTTAAATAACGGTTGAGTGAAGGATCTCCTACATTTCGAACAATAAGATCGCTGCAGGACGGATCTGATACGTGGAAAGTAATTGGGTTTCCAGACGTATCAGTTCTATCTTCTTTGTTTCCATTTTTCCCCATCCGTTATACATATGGAAGAGATTTAAAAGGTAAATTGAAACACATAATAGCCCTGTACCGGATGGACACACAAATGGAATCTAAGAGTGAACGCAAGATGGACAACTCTATTGACTACAGCAAATATGTAGAGTACCCTTGGGACGTTATCAAGTCGTATTTCGAAGGCAAACATTTAGATCAGATGGTTCGCCACCAGATCGAGTCTTTCGATGATTTTGCGACATTCCAGATACCAAAGACAATATCTATGTTCAATCCGGTGAAGATCCAATCAGACAGGGCCTATGACGGCAAAGATGATGGTCCACAACTTGAGGTTAATGTCACTTTCGACAACTTCAGTGTTCAGCGACCTCAGATTCATGAGAACACAGGCGCTATAAAGCTTATGTTTCCGCAAGAAGCTCGTCTCAGAAACTTCACATATGCAGCTAACATGACCGTTGACATGACTATTAAGTATGTGATAAAGAGCAACGACTCGGAACAGACGATGTACAAGAAGATCCCCTCGGTGCATATCGGCAAACTGCCTATCATGTTGAAGTCCGGATTATGCGTTCTTACACAATATAGTCATGTGCCCAACAGCGTCAACGGAGAATGTGAAATGGACGCAGGTGGCTATTTCATTATCAATGGTTCAGAGAAGACATGTCAGGGGCAAGAGCGTGCCGCCGAGAACATGGTGCAGTGTTTCAACGTTGAAAAGAACAACAACAAATGGGCATGGATGGCGGAGATCAAGTCTGTGCCTGACTTCAAATGCATATCACCTAAGCAGCTCACGTTATACCAGGCGTCTAAGAACAGTAACGGCTTCGGAAAGTCACTTCTACTCTCCATACCTCGCATCAAAGCGCCAATTCCACTATTCATCGTCTTCAGGGCAATTGGTGTGATCTCAGACAAAGATATCTGCCAAAAGATCGTTTTGAGTGTTGATGATAGAGAGGAGCTAAAAGAGAACCAGCATCTGCTTGACGCATTGAAGGCTTCTATTGTTGATGCGTCGAGCCACCTTACACAGGAAGAAGCATTGACGTATATCACTTCCAACGCGATGTACACACCCATCAATATGGATAAAGAAACCGGTGCTGCAAAGAAACGCGAGTTCACACAGGATGTTCTAGACTCTGATCTATTCCCCCACTGCAAAACCAAGCTCCAGAAAATATACTTCCTTGGCTACATGACGAAGAAGTTGTTGAGGTGCACGTTTGGGTGGGACTCACAAGACGATAGGGATTCGTACCTCAACAAGCGAATCGACTTGACTGGCACTCTCTTGAACAACCTCTTCAGGAACTACTTCAACAAGCTCGTCAAAGACATGCAGAAGGCGATTGTTCGCGAGATCAACAACGGTTCATGGAGAGCAACAGAGGAGTTCGATAACATTGTCAACCAAACCAATATCTATAAAATCGTCAAGTCGACTACGATTGAAAACGGTCTGCGTCGCGCACTATCGACAGGTGACTTCGGGACAAAGAGCTCAAGCAGCAAGGTGGGTGTGGCACAGGTCCTAAGCAGACTAACTTACATATCTAGTCTTAGTCATCTCAGGAGAATTAACACACCAATTGACAAGAGTGGAAAACTGATTCCTCCACGTAAGCTGCATAACACCAGCTGGGGCTACCTCTGCCCTGCTGAGACACCTGAAGGTCACTCTGTTGGTATTGTAAAGAATCTCAGTTATATGGCTCACGTCACTATTCCTTCGAACAGTGCAGGGTTGTACGACTTCATCGAGCCGCATGTCATCCCCTTCGAAGAACTGGATCAGGATCACTACGGATTACTACATGGTGTTCGTGTATATGTGAACGGGTGTCCGCTCGGAAACGCGAAAGATCCTCTGTCGCTTTACAAAGACCTAAAAGACAAGAAGCATCGTGGAATCATAAACATCTATACATCAATCATCTTCGACATTAAAGGTAAGGAGATAAAAGTCTGTAATGAAGCAGGTAGGCTCACTAGGCCGGTTCTTCGAGTGAAAGACAATGAACTGATCCTCAACAAGGACCATATATCTAAGCTGAAAAGCAAGAAGCTGAATTGGGATGATCTTCTCACAGACTTGCGTACGAATGATGCTGTGATTGAGTATATTGATCCGGCAGAGCAGAATCTCAGTATGATCGCAATGCGTCCGTCTATCCTTAGTGCAATGGATACGTCGCTGTTGTATAGATACACGCATTGCGAGATACATCCTTCGACAATCTTCGGCATCTTGGCGTCTTGTATCCCGTTCCCTGAGCATAATCAGTCACCCAGAAACACATATCAATGTGCCATGGGTAAACAGGCAATGGGTATGTATGTTACTAACTACGACACAAGGATGGACAAGACGGCTTACGTTATGACATATCCAATGCGTCCGTTAGTTGACACGCGAATCATGAATCTAATTCAGCTCAACAAGGTGCCGTCGGGTTGTCAGGTAATCGTTGCTATCATGACGCATAGTGGCTACAATCAAGAAGATAGTATATTGTTCAACAAAGGCTCTATCGACAGGGGATTGTTTCAGGCGACTATCTACCACACTGCCCGCGATGAGGACAAGAAGATTCATGGCGATGAAGAGATAAGGTGTCGCCCTGATAAGTCTAAGACGAAAGGCATGAAATATGCAAACTATGACAAGGTCAATGAGGATGGTGTCATTCCTGAGAATACTCGAGTCGAGCATAGGGACATAATCATTGCTAAGGTACTCCCCATTAAGGAGGCTCGCAACGACCATACTAAGACAATCAAATATGAAGACCAGAGCAAGATGTATCGAACAAATGAAGAGTCGTATATCGACAAGAACTTCATCGATCGAAATGGTGATGGTTATAACTTCTGCAAGGTGCGTATTCGTACTGTAAGGAAACCTGTCATTGGCGATAAGTTTAGTTCAAGACATGGACAGAAGGGTACTATAGGCAACATCATTCCAGAGTGCGACATGCCGTTCACCAAGGACGGGGTTAAACCTGATATCATAATCAATCCTCATGCAATTCCGTCTAGAATGACTATTGCCCAGCTCAAAGAAACACTCCTCGGAAAGGCTCTTCTAGAACTGGGATTGTTCGGTGACGGAACCAGTTTTGGAGACTTAGAAGTCAAGGAGATCTGTAAGGAGCTACAGAAAGTGGGTTATGAGTCTAATGGTAATCATATCATGTATAATGGTCTGACCGGAGAGCAACTTGAGTCATCTGTATTCATCGGACCAGCGTTCTACCAAAGACTCAAGCATATGGTCTCCGATAAGCAACACAGCCGTAGTTTCGGCCCGAAAGTCGGACTTACTAGGCAGCCTGCCGAGGGCAGGTCGCGGGACGGTGGACATAGATTTGGAGAAATGGAACGTGATTGTATGTGTTCACATGGTGCAGCTAGGTTCACGAAGGGTCGAATGTACGATGCGTCTGACGCATATAGCGTTAATGTGTGCCGAAAGTGTGGCATGACGGCAGCGTACAATAACGAGAGGCACATCCATCGTTGTAGGAATTGTGACAACCGTACTGACTTCGCTTATGTTGAGATTCCGTACGCATGCAAACTCCTCTTCCAAGAGCTTCAGACTATGGGAGTTGTTCCACGAATAATGACTAAGTAACTGTAGCGGATATAAACCAATTATGCTTTAGGTGACAATTTTTTCTACGGAAGATATATAAGATGTCAGGATATACAGCAGACTCAAACCCCAGTTCACTTGGCGGAGGCATGCCTGGTTTCCAACCTAAACTTCTTGGAGGTGGTGGTGGTGTTGCCGGCGGCTCCGGGATGGACGGAGGTGCTCTTAGAGGAGATACACGTGCATACTTGAGACGTGGAATGGGTAATATTATGTTAGCCAAATCCGCCACTGGAAATAACCAGCTACAATCTGCAGTAGGCCCGTTTAGAATTGCGTTCAACGCAGGTGACCCAATGGGCACGAGAAATCAGGCAGGTCTAAGCACTCTACCCGCTCCCAATCAAGTTAATGGCCCAAACACCGCACCTGGTAAACTTCACCTCGTCCCAGGCGCTGCAGCAAACAACGGTGGATCTGCGTATACAGGAAACCCTAAGTTCGTTTATGATGGATCAGACTATACCAGATTTAGGAGACAGACCGCTGTTCTTAGAACATACAACGACGAGAGCTTCGGTGGTTCCAACAATGGTTCATTCAGTTTTCTCCAGTTCGTAAGAGGATAAGTTATTTTCTTATGTGATAACATAATGAACAAGATCCTTGTTGAGTTCCTTGGTACTTTATTCTTCCTTTACGTGATTATCGCTACCGGAAACGCTCTAGCAATCGGTGCTGCGTTGGCAATCGTTATTATGATCGCCGGTCCAATCTCCGGTGGCAACTTCAATCCTGCTGTTACTATCATGATGGCGGTTGCTGGTAAAGAACCTATGAGCGACGTCATCCCATACATACTCGCCCAGGTCGCTGGTGGTTTGGCCGCATTTGAACTTCACAAACGCGTCAAGATTTAGAGTCGCAACATCGATATCGTTAATAATATATTCACGACATCGTTATTTTTCTAAGCATTGTATATAATGGCTATGGCAACAGCAAGTAGTAGTATTCCCGTTCATACGGCACCAATGGGGAGTGACAAGGAGGAGGAGAAATCTCTCCTTTCCGGTATCACATCTGGACTTTCCGGTCTCAAATCTGGACTTTCCGGTATCACATCTGGATTTTCCGGTCTCACATCTGGAATCACAGGCAATAGTCTTAATACTCCGAAGTCTCCTTCGGAAGGTGGTAGCTCCTGTGGGACACATGCTAAGAGAAGATCTAGCAGAAAGAGAAAATCTAGCAGAAAGAGAAAAGGTGGTGTCAACTTTGGAAGTTACATGAATATGGGCACCATGAGCGCAATGGCAAAACAGGGCATGAGCGCTGCACAGAACCAGGCGAAACGCATGAACATTGATAAGCACATTGACAGCATGAATACAATGGCAAAACAGGGAATGAGCGCTGCACAGAACCAGGCGAAAAGCATGAACATTGATAAGCACATTGACAGCATGAATACAATGGCAAAACAGGGCATGAGCGCTGCACAGGACCAGGCGAAACGCATGAATATTGACAAGCACATTGACAGCATGAATACAATGGCAAAACAGGGCATGAGCGCTGCACAGAACCAGGCGGAAAGCATGATGACACCAAAAGGAGGAAGACGAAGAAAGTCGATGAAGAAAGGCAAGAAGCACCATAAGAAGTCGATGAAGAAAGGCAAGAAGCACCATAAGAAGTCGATGAAGAAAGGCAAGAAGCACCATAAGAAGTCGACGAAGAAAGGCAAGAAGCATCATAAGAAGTCGATGAAGAAAGGCAGGAAGCACCATAAGAAGTCGATGAAGAAAGGCAAGAAGTCCAGAATGAGAGGAGGAGATCCTGTTCTTGGCAGGGTAAGACTAGAGCTTGAGGATCCCAGGACTGGTACCTATGAGTTTAATGGCGATATGCGCTTCAAGGGAAGCCCTCCCATGGGACCTCCAATGCCTCGCGAGGAGGAGAAGTAAGCATTTCATAAACGACAGATGATCAACATCACAAAACCGGATCATGTTTCTAATACAGAAATATGATTCATAATGCATCTAGCCATCTGGTCCCCGAGCAAACCTTATCTGTGAAATAGTCACTTGTGTCTACAGATGTGTAAACGTCGTCACCAGAACTATATATAATACGTTCAATGCCGAATCGGCGGATAGTTTCAGCACACTTGAGACATGGAGCCGAGTTTTTAATAGTTGAAACCCGTCCTATCCTAACAACATAGAGGGTACTTCCCTTGCCTGGCAAATCCTTGGTTCGCGACTTTCGCATGGGCGCCTTTTGCATGGGGGCCTTTTGCATGGGGGACGTGCCACTTTTTCACAGCGATAGCATTCAAGATCGCCGATGCCTCAGCATGACAACTAGCACAACCGTTTATCACGTTTTGCCTGTCTCGTGCTCGTAAATGGTTGTGTCCCTTTCCGACAATCCTACCTGACTTTACAATAACACAGCCATGTCTCGAGTTGTAAACTGACTTTTCGGCTTCGTTAAAAGCTACTTGTATCCAGCGATGCTGAGTCGTTGTAAGGGTCTTCATTGTATATCATCTAATACCAGTAATTCTTTAAACGTTCATTTTTTTGACATTAGCCTACATGCTATGTAGAGTCCCAAGAAACCAAGCGCGGCGATATATGCCTGCTTGATCTTATTCTCAGGCAGTGCTGCAGGAGTGATTCTCTGAGAAAACGCTTCGCGACACTTGTCGCCGCTAACAGGATTTTTTCGGTCACGAAACCAACATGCGTTCATATTGTTTATATCAGCGGTAGCAACAAAAGCAGTATCGGTGGACCTAACGTTGTTAGCATCGACTGTGTCCATAGTCAAAGATTGACACTCAGGGTTTGCGCCAAGCATGAAAGCCTGAAATATCGCGAGCGGATTCAAATTAGCCATGTCGCTCATGGCGCCTGGCACTAGTCCCTCGAAGTCCGTAAAGCTAGCCCCAGTCATGCCAGATATAAACGGAATACTGCCGTCTGGGATATTGTTGACATAGAGAGACCGTGTCACGTCTTCTCCCGTGGCTTTATCTTTACAAGTAGCTCCGGTGGTAAGAAAAAACTTGTCGCCAAGAGGCTGGCCTGTCGTACTAGCCTTGCCTCTGCCAGTAACTAACACGTCTACATACGATATCAATCCACCTATGTTGGTCGCGATCTTGCTACCTGAAGCGCTCATTCCCATTTCACTTGGAGATTTGATAAACTTGTGGTATGGGTAGTCGGGACCAAGGATCTTCTCTTCGAGACCTTCCAAATCATTCAATGCTTCTGAGAAAAAGTTGCTCATCTCGTTACTATACTACGAAGAGAATATTATCGGTTTACTCTGCTCCAGGGGGCACCGTGTTACCGGTGGCGGCAAGATTATCAGTAGTCTCCTTATCCGGGATATCGTCAGCAGGCGCAGCAATTGCTTTGTTTAGACTTTCAATAGCGGTGCTGTTAGACTCAACTTGTTTATCTAGCCCGTCTATCTTCATTCCTAAACTATTTATTCTGTCAAACTGCTGCTTCAGCCATGAAATGTTAGCTGCGTTTAGTGTTGCTAGGTATAGAGGATCTTTCGACATACCTGGATCTTTGTATTCCGACACGTCATCACTTCCAGTCGCCCCTTCTCTAAGAGGGCCTTTCATCCATATACAGAGCTGTCTGATTAGTAAGGCTCCTACTAGAATTATCATGCCGTAAGCAAGCGATTTTTCCATATAGTATGACATGGCATTATTTTCTGGTTCTACTATATAGATGTTGATTCTTACAAATGGATCTGGACATTGCTTGCCACCTGGTGCAGAGACATCGTACGCTGCACAGCCCGGATGGTCGAGACCATTGAATAACGGTGATGATTTGAATATGACTCTTGCACCGCCACGAAAGCCTGGACCATTGAAAGTCTGGAGAAAGCAACTGGTGCCGCAAAATAGAAGCGGGAGTGGTAGCTCCTCGAGCATAATCCCGTATGACCAACCAGGTAGCACTGTTACCCTTCAAACAGATGCCGAGGTGGCATGTAAATGTCAAGATAGTTCGGGTATTAGTACGCTTGTAGTTCCATATCCTGGAGACAAGAACACAACATGTTGTGGCTCCTCTACTATCCGCTCAGGTATGACTGAGGTACTGATCAATCCTACCCCAGAATCTGCAGCTACGACGAGTTACTCTTTTACCACAGGTGCTTATCTCAGGTCGAAGGGAATGACATACAAACAAAGGGCTAGTGGTGCCCCTGTAAGAGGAGTAACATACACCACACGAGAAGGTTGCTGTGTGAAACCGGTTCCTTATAACAATAGCCGGACCTCTGGTCCGCAAGTAAGAATGGCATCTACTTGTCCTGGAACAGCGAGTTGTGACGGATCAGCACAACGTATTGTTGTTAAGCCCAATAATAGACAATTCTTTCAACAAGGAGCAGTATCCTCTTCCTCGAGAATAACACGTCTCAAGCTCAACACGCTGAAAGCAGCGTCAGCCATTGGAGGTGCCACCACAGGAGGTTATAACGGCAACTTTACAGCTCCATACTACGATAAAAGCAACCTGAACATCTGTGAGCCATCTTTGTATCATCGTAACGGCAATAAGACGCTAGTTTGTACGCAAAGTAGCTGAATTAAACAAACTTAGACTTTATATTGCTAATGAATGTAGAATACAATGTCTAAGAAAGAGAGAGCAGCCAAACGTAAAGCTGAGAAGCTTGCAAGAGAACCACAGTATCGTACTTTGGACGAACGAAGATCAGAAGTACGAACAATTATTATGAAATTGACCGAATTGAATCTCACCGTACAGCACGATGAGATTAGAGAGCTAATGGAGTTGATGAAAACCTACGTGGGTGAGGGTGTTAGAACTGAGATAAGCATTCCATTCCCATCAACTGGAAGAACAATAAGTGGTGTCCTAGCCATCAACAAAAGAGAAGAGTGTGTTGTTCTCATGAGGAAGAACTAGTATACGACGTTCTCGCTTATCCATTTCCTTATACCAAGGCATACCGGCGATAAGCAAGAGTTTATGCATGCGGAATACTCCTTGTACCTTGATTCATCGTTGCCGAGGAGCGCAAAGACACTATTAACAATTACGTAGTGCTCGTGTGAGTAAAGTTCGGTTACATTGCTGAATACATCATCTATATCGGGGGTCTCACCCTCTTGACAGTCATCTTTAGAGATTGCTGCGTCTCCATCTACCATCCTCTGGTACATGCGAAGAGTATGAGACAAATGACTTGCTCCATCTGTTTCATATGTCTGGACAAGTTTACCTAACCCTGCTTTTGCTCGAGAGATGATAACCCCGAACAGTTCTTTATACTTCGGCTTACCGGTAGAAAGGTGGCCATAAAACTTGCGGAATCTGCTTATGACTCTGAATAGATATATGAGATCGTTTCGCCCATCTCTGTTATAGTTTCTTTGCATACTCTGCGACCAGGTAGGTTCCTGGATGACGAGAATATTGTCATTGAGCGAAAGTTTGCTGCCAGTCGGGTAGTACGACAACAGTGCCAACTGTATCATGGCCTGAAACGGCTCGAGTATCATTTCGAACCGTTCTTTTTTGTCCTTTTTTATAACAGTCGTGTAGAATACCTTCATTGCTTCCATTGTGGTTAATTAAAGAATACAAATCGTCTTTAATATGTTTGCGTTTCTTGATGCGCCTCAACACGTTCGCTGCTATCGTCAATAGAGTTAGACCGAGAAAGAAACGCATTTGCTGCTCGTGAGGTCATAAACGTATTCGTATTACAGCTATGTTTCGTGTATGGAACCTTGTGTCTTTGACACCATGAGATACACTTTTGAACATGCGATCTCTTCATATTCTCTACCTTATCGCTCGTCGAGGAACCAATCAGGCACATAGTGTTAGCGATGCATTCTACTTGTTGCTGGCCATAAATGGCGTTATATTCCTCAACACGTATATAGAAAGCATAGGGTACTTCTAGACATAGCAGCTTTTGGAGATAGCTGTCCGTGCCGAAGTTCTGGAGGGCGTGATATAATGCGATAACCAGATTGCGCGAATCATCCAATTTAAACCCTTTACATACTATGTACTTCTCAGAGTTTGCCACACGACTAGTATTCGGCTTGAAAAAGAGTACCGAATCATACAACATTGATAGGAGATAGAGCAAATCTATCGACGCGTTGGTAAATGTATCGAACATTTTGACAACAAAGTTGCCCCCTTTTTTCTGGACAGCAATCGCAAAAGCGATTTGACACAGAATCAACTTCGTGCTCATCACCTCTTGATGATCAAAGTCTGATGTGAAGTCGAAACCGCCATCTCCAGTCACCAACTGGCATGATCCTCTGTGCGTCTCAAAACAGTGTCGCAGGTTCTCAGGATCAGTCATATCACCTGTACCTGACTTACCGACGTATATCTTAACCGAAGGAGTCTTTTCCAGGAAAACTTGGCTTTTCTTCCAACCAGGAACAGCTGGGTTCTCATCTACCAAAGTCATGCCGATATACTCATCACGGGGATCGTTTCTAAGATTCGCAACAGCCTCTATGAACCCACCAGGACCCTCCGCAAAATGGAATGATTTCAATGGACCGACGATATCATCAATCAAATGATGCGTCCTACATGTCTCTAGCATCTTGAAAAACGACCGCGACAACGGTTTTAATTTACATACTGCACCCCGTCCACCCGGAACTTGAGTGTGTATATACTCGTATGGGTTCGTGTACTTCTTCCACTTGTCCCATTCATTCTGTACAGAGTCTATTTGGGTCTTGGCTCGAGTTAAGTATGTACATAAAGTACGATTTATAACTGGCCCACATTCTTCAACAGAAGAAAATGTTGGTACAATTAGCTTATTAAGATTCGGATCATGAAGTGATCTTGGTAAGGCGAAGTAACTCATTGTCGATACTTGATTATAACGGATGGTTTTTATGTCCTTTATGATCATTTTGGATGAATAACTATTCTTTAAGAACTAGGTTCTTCTTGAGCTTCTTAGTCTTTCCGCTCTTTTTGTTCTTTTTAATTACCTCTTTTGCTGCCTCTTTTGCAGCTTCTGCTTCTGTCTCTTCTGTCTCCTCTTCGACGCGTCGTGACCCAAGCATACTAGCTTCTACCTGCTTCGCGTCAACATCGTTTACTTTCTTGTAGACGAAGAATCTGTTTAGAAACGATACCGTCTGCTCTCCAGTAGACATATCTGCTGCAGTTCCATACTCATTTCTAGCGCGCGGGTTCCTTTCCATCTCGTTTCGCATCTCGCCAAACATCTCTTTGAATGAACCAGAACCATTTGGTAATCCCATCGCTCTGGCTTCTTCCCTGGTAAGAGTTGAGAATCCGTAGTTTTCCATCAATCTATCCAGATAATCAAAGTTGACCAAATACTCTGAGAAGGTCTTGTTAATAGACTCTTGATAGACCGCGATTTCAAGGCCCAATGAAGATGAGTCCGGTTCAAATCTTCCGGCATCATATTGTTTGGTTATTTCCCAGATTCGCTCATCACCTTCTTTTATTGCCACAGATTCACCTTGCTTCTTACCTTTCAGCATGTTGAATACTTTCTGACCATCATAAGTCGTACCTGTGAAATAGCCTCCTACCTTAGTCGTCTCACTTACATTTCTCAAGAAGCCATTCAGTGTCTGAGGAGTCTGGAACATATAGTGCATCGCGAACTGTACTGAGCACACATCAAACCCGCTCTTACCAACGCCGTAGTGCTTGTACACACCCTTACCGAGTTCAGCCACGTTTTTCGCACCGCGTCCAAATACTGCATTTGTCACCTGTTTGCCTTTATCAGTAAACACACCTGTTGTGTCTCTGACATTCACCGAAGAGTTACCGCTAACGAAGAGTGCTTGAGGCATTCGTTTGAACTTCTTTCTGTAATTCAGGTAACGAGCACATGCGCCATCCATACGGTTATCGATGTTGTCTTTTGAGTAATCTACTCCAAATACGAACCGCAGCTTTGCGTCTATCCACTTCGACATATCTCCTGCTTTGCCGACAGCCAGATCGATCAAAGAGTTCCCTGGCGAAGAGACGCTCCGGATCAACTTCTTTTTGATGTAAAGATTGTGGAAATCGCGGAGCGATCTAGTGTTCGTCGTATTAGAGATGCGATTATAGTACACATCGTCATCGCCTAGCTCGTCTGGTATATCCCTTCCAGTCGTTATCATATCCAATGTTATCGGATTATGAATTGTGTGCCAATTACTGTTCGCTACATGGTATGCATTGCCGTAATTCTTGCTCCCACTTCTCATGTCTGCAGTCTTGTCATATCTTACTCTCAGTGGCGACCATCGCCATCCATGCTCTTTCGATACATCATAGCTGAACTCTACAATCATATTGTCTTCGATTACCTCGCCTTCTTTTGTGAAGATAACGTTGTCCCCACCGGGCGCTTCCTGAAGCAATAGGTTACAAATACCTGCTTTGTCGTCTGTTGGATTAGTCGGAAAGAACTGCATTGGCTTGTAGCCATCTTCATTGTCTGGATCTCCCGCATCGGGAACGTCATCATCGTATATACTTTTACATGGATTCACGTAGCCATGAAGACTCTCGTCAAACCCAACACGAAGGACTGCTGTCTTGTACTGCGTCAGCTGGGACGCTGCGCTTAGGTCGGTGCCTCCCTGGAATACCGTTTTCACATCATCTCTTCCGTCAGTGCCCTTCTGCATCGTGACCAGGAAATCAATAGTGTTCTGCTCTACAGGCTTCCACTTGAATGAATGAGACCATGTCTTCTTCCTAGGTTTTACTTCTTGGCCTGGACGATCAGCACCGACACCAAGTTTGGCCGGAGTAAAGATCATGCCATCAGTCTCGTACTCAAACACTCCGTCATTAACCTTCTGCATAAGCCCACCGCACACTTGGAATATTGACTGTGTATTGCTTGACACATAGAACGTTTTGTACTCAAACCGCATAGGAGACGGTGATTCGTTTCCTACGATGCCTACCGCATTTAGCGTGTCCATTGCTATAGTTAGCAGAGGAAGCCTACACTTCTTAGGATCCATACCATCGCTAGGAACGAAGGGTAGTGCACGGATATCCTCTCCTTTCATGTAATATATGTCGAATGCCGCATACAGATTAATGAACTTCTTTTGCTTGTTGTGTCCAATGTGTTCGCCGTCCATGATAGTCCCGAAGAGCTCTTCGTTCTTGGTTCTCGCTCCAGTGAACTGAACTGACATATTGGTGTCTATTAGGTAGATCTTACCCGTACCGCTGATCATAAGAAGTTTCCTGTCTCCATCCGCCTTATCTGTTACCGTGAACGAATCCCGGATGTTAGGTATGTTTGCATCATCATTGATCGGGGCTATGTTCTGTACCTGAAGGGTAAACGACGATGGACCGACGAAGTTGCTAGGGTAAACCCGTCTCCCATCTGATTCTTTTCCCCAAAGTATAGTCATATACTCTCCTAGTAACTGCTGCTGTTCGCTATACGATACTGGAAAGTTTGTGCCTTGAAGACCAGAGAGAACCAATCGAATCCCCCTCCTTAGAGCAGCCGAAAGCTTAGGCGGCTGGGAGAACTCAGACACCTGTCCGACGCGATCGTTATCTACCTCGATCTCAATTTCGAACGACTCGGGAGAGTATGCTACCCTTGCTTCATCGAATGTGAATGTTGGCTTAGGATACCTACCCTCGCGTGCCGAAGACTTAACAACAGTCACATCTACTGTGAATGGTAGGTCTGGGTGAGTAAGCTGATGACGACTCAGGTACCTGAATACTTTCTTCGTATCTTTCCACGAGTTGATAATACCTTGAACAAGTCTGCTGGATCGTAGGTCTTTCTCATTACTTAACGCGACTCTAAAGTTGAAGTCAGGCGCATCATAACTGTCAATATTCGTATCGTCTTGTTTCATGGCACTCTTTTCCATGAAGGTAACACCACCCCTATCGAAGAACGGCCGGATGTCGTTGGTCCTGCAATACTCAGAGATGTTGCCTAGTCCTGACAGTTCCGCTCTGATTCTAGAGATCTTTGTTACGCCCCTATTATCAACAAACTCACTGTTAATTCTCAAATAATATTGGCTATTCGTGATCATGAACCCGTCAGATACTAGACGTTTAACTACTGCATCGTACTCTAGTCGCGTGATTTTGCGCATGCCTCTGGCTGTTCCGAAACGGACTTCGAGTTCACTTACGCCATCACGACCACTCGTGCGGAGTGTGTCTAGATACTGTTTTGTAATGCGGTCTAACGTTTGTTTAGGTTCGTCGCTGGACATCAGGTATATACTATTGAAGGATTGTTTTTTTATACTGGTTCTTGCAATTTTCCGAGCTTTACGACAATTTCGTCATACAAAACGCGCTTTATCTTAGACTTACCACTATCATTTGTGATATTGATTGACAACCGGATACAAATGTCATGTAATGCACCGTTCGTGAAGGTGCTGATACCTCGTAAAGGTTTCACGGGGTCTATTCTGAAACACCTCGCGCGTATCTCATCGATAACATTCGAGCTATCGCTAAGCGTAATCCTATTGTGCTTATCGACCAGCTCAACGAGGTATGTTCTTGTCCCGCCGTTGGAGAAGTCGTAGAACGTGTCTCCAATCTTGTAGACGATGTTCATCTGTTTCAATAGAAGTAATGCCCGCAGCGCAGTTGCGCCTATTTCAGGTTTGTTAACAAGTTCATCTTCCGCACGGTTTAATGAAATCTTGGCCGCTTTCAATGCAGCGCTTATCTTGCGAAGCTGCGAGACACTCTCGATCTTATACTCTTTCTCCAATTGGAAAAGGTGATGACTATTGACGTTGTATTGTCCCAACCCCTCACTAGCTACATAAAAACACCAAAAAAGCGAGTCACGACCCCGTGGTTTAAAAACCTCGACTGCGTGTTTTTCGCAGATTGTTTTCTGTATCGAGGAGGCAACAATTGCTTTCCCCTCTCTTTTGAGCTTTTTCTTAGCTTTTCGTTCGGCGATGAAAGCCGCGTCGCTCTCAACATTGCTGACTAGTTTCTCTATTACTCTCGGTGTAAACATGTATTCCCGCATAGCTTCGAATGTATGTTCAACGTCTGTTCCCATTGTGGAGGATCTACTTCTTACCATTCTAGTTGCTTGAAGATGGTGCGTAGGCTTTAATACCTTTGAAATAACGTTCTTCAAGGCGTGCACGTTCTTCTTCAATAGATTGAAGCGTCTGCTGCTGTTCCTTGACGTAGCTACAGAAGTCTCTTAGTGCCTGGATAGTAATCTCTGGTAGAGAAGTCATATTAACGAACGTTCCGTTTTGGTTCTCGTTCAAGAGTTCCTTGTTGCCACCACTGTTCAGGATCCGTAATACTTCTACCTGATGGTGCTTGCTTAGGGATTCGATGTCTTCTTTCAGCTCCTTGAGAGTCATTGTTAAACAAAGAAAAGGATTGTCTTTATCTTATTTGAGGGAATATTCACTCGCCCTGAATCTTCAATTTTCTCTTGCCGTATTTGGCCTGCTTGTCCTCTATCAGTTCGGCGATAATACTGATATATGGATCGTTCAGCTCAAACCGCTGGCCAATCACTCTCGTCATTATGGTATCACCTACCTTCACTCTGGAGTAGTCTTTGTTATCGAAGTTATGATCTCTTGCCACGTAAATGATCACGGGACTAGGGTCGTCTTCACTTTGCGCCTTTATGCCTGCGGTCTCCGTAATGTTAGTAACTACGCACCTAATGTTCATTCCCTCGACTGGGCTGCACACTAGGCACTGGATTATCACTTCGAACACTGCTCCGTCACCCTGCAGCATACCGGAGGAGTAACTTTCAACCTTAACCGAACCTTCCTTTACGTAGCCTTCTACCACGCATCTCCCCTCCATCTTACGGCCAAGATTGGTCTCTAAAATCTGCTTCGTATTGTCGCCAATTGATGTCATAGGAAGGAACACGCGTTTTGTCATAATTGCTGGAGAGTATATTCCAAGGTGCTTAGGTTTTCTGCGCTTGGCTACCGATCTAACAACAGCTTTTGCTTCGGTCATTGTTTTTGCTTCTGCCATGGTACTATGTATACATCGAATATTATTTAAGTCGCTTCAGTTTTCTGTTTTACGCATGACTGGTATTTAGACAAGGACCGCTTCTCCTGGTGTCAGAAACCACCTCTTGCCGTCGGATTTCTCTTTATCGAGTCGGCGCAGTGTAAGCTCTTGGACAACGCATAGTGCTTCACGTGTCTTCTTCGTCTTGGTGGTGTATGTATCTTCTCCTAAGAGTGTGTTGAGTGAACTGACAATAGTTGACTTACCGGCTTGGTCGCATCGGGCACCTTTACTACTCGCGTCCAAGACATCGCGGAACTTGAATGTCATAAACCTCTTTTTAAAGCTCGACATGAACCCTATATATTTGCCCGCTTTTCTAGAAAGCGGCATGTAGCTAGATAGCATCTTGGCTATCTCTGGTTGCAAACTAATATAATCCTCGGGTTGGGCCTTGTTCCATTTCTTCGTTTTCTTATCTAGCACGACCAGTTCTTGTTTACCAACATGCTGCATTTGTATCCCGGTTATTCCGTCAGCCTTCATCAGCAACCGATTGAAGTAACCCTTTATCTTGTCCACGAAGCTATCGCTATCAACGGCGTAGACTTCGTTCAATAGCGCTAATGCATCTTCAAACTGTAACGACTCTGTGATATGGTCAATTACAAGCGAGTCTAACAGAGCTGTGTCGTATCCCTCTTCCCGCATCTCCGCTATGGCGTTACTACAATTCTTATACCAGTCTTTTGACCCCTCCTCCTGTGGCGTAGTAGCAATGTTGTAGTTTTTTCTTGCCATTTCGAGAATGCCTTCTGTTGATTCCTTCTCAGCTCTCGCTTTCTTCGCCTTCTTGTTTACCTTCACAACTGCCTCAGTCACCTCTGCGGGGACTTCAAATGAAAAAGTTGAACGTTTATACTCAATAGGCACCGAGCGGTCATAGATAGAAATGTTTTTATTATCAAGTTCTACCGGCTGAAAGAGATACATGTCGCCAATGTTAACAACCCTCCCCAGTCTCTCATATATATCAGTTACAAACTCATTTTTGTCGTCCACTATGTGACTGAGTGCCGCGTTTATCTGCAGCAAAGGGTACTGTCTGACAGCTGTTATCTCTGCAACTAGTTTGTCTTTTCGATAGAAGAACCTATAATGAAATAAGTCCTTTATCCGCTGTATTATCTTATCGGTATTCATCGTGATAAATGCCTCGTTATAGCTGTCGAGACGGACGTCTTTATCGTCGATTTCTGCCGATGGGAAACACTTGTATGCACATTTTTCCATATAGTCGCATGTAGATGAGAAAGGTCTATCTCCAACCTGGTACTCAATTACTTCCCCGGAAGACAGTTGCTGTTTTACAGTAGTGTTCATGTGTGACATATCGAAATCTACCTGATCGATGTTCAGCAGGCAATCTACCGAACCTTCTTTGAGTGTTCTTGCCACCTCACCAATCTGCAGTGCCTTCAATTCGGCCAGGCGATATACGTATATATCTGCTGCCTCCTCTCTCTGGTTCTCCATTATGCTTCCGTAAAGATACAGTTCTACGTTTCGTTTCGAAAACGGCAGATCTTTGTGACTGCAAGTTCTTACAGCTCTACCTATGATCTGCTCCAATCTGTTCATATTATACCATGGCTCTAGTACATGAACCTGTCTGATGAACTTAAAATCAAGTCCTTCAGAACCCGCCTGGGATATTAGAATGACCTTGACAATGTTTCCGTCCTTATTCATCGGATCGGTTGCCATCTTGAGGTCAGCGACGTTGTCTAGTGATAGCGCGGCGTCTCCAGTAATCATTACATAGCTAGCTTGAGAGAAGTCGCCCGACGCTTCTGACTTGGGCAGAAACGATGATGCGTCTACCGGTTCACTAGGAGGTTTCTTGAAAAGAGATTTGACTTTACCAGCTCGTTTCATTCCCATTTCTTCAAGCGCAAGAGCGATAGGTACAAGTCCACCGTCTATATATTGGGAATAAATCAGGACCACCCCTTGTGACTTCTTGACTGCGCGACATATGTTCGCGATCTTCCCACTATACTTGCCTATTTCAGACTCAGCGAATATATTTCCATATTCGTCGCTTCTATACTCGAAGTTTCCACGGAACGCAGGCGAATTGCTGTCTTCAAACTTCATTATTCGCGACAATCCTGCTTTCCCTACTAACATTTTTGCGTCAAAAGAACTATCAGATGAATCGGCGAGACGTTTGTCAGGGTATACTATATTCAGTGCCTCCAATGGTCTCTGCAGCAGAGTGTAGCCGAATGCTTCCATATTTTCGAACGAAGGCATGTTCCTTCCCTGCACTCCAAGTTCCCCCTTCTTGAGCTTGTTGATGATGTAGTTGTACCCCTTTTGTTGAGTAGACCCGATGTCTGTCAGGTAGAGCGAAATGATGCTGAGAGGCTGAACAATAGGTTTTCCATTAAGCTGTAGAGAAGGAACTTGCAATTCCCGAAAGGTACGCGATGGGTCGAACTCTGTAGGCCATATTCTGAAAGGGAATGTGTATGGGTTCTCTCCACGAACGAAAGAGACATAACCCCTGGCTTTGCGAAGTAGTAGCTCCTTACCTACCTCCCGCCCGTCTTTATTGACCTTGAATGATCCGTCTCCGTTGAAAACGCTTTTCACATCAATCACGGATCTTCTATCGTTCTTGTTCAGCAAGTTAAGGAGCCATACAATCTCCTTATAGCTGTTATACATTGGAGTGGCAGAGAGAAGAAGTAAACGGAGGTTAGGAACATTTTCTACAAGTTTACTCAATTCGACAGCAACCCTTTTGTCCTTATTGTCGTCGGTCATACGAATATTATGGACTTCGTCGATTATGATCAGTCTGTTGGAGAAGTGTTTCCGGAGTTTAGTCATCATCATTTTCTCTTTCTTGCCTGCAGGGATGTCGCTTCCTACGGCTGACTTCTTGCCTATATAGTTAGCGAACTCGATGTATCCTAGAAACAAGTAAGAGGCACTTATTATTCGCTTCACCTGGTTCACGACACGATCCTTGCTGAGACCTCTCATGCTCATTGGATTGATCTCTTTCATGTATTTATTGCCGGTGCACGCCCTTATGTTCCAAAGTCCATCTACCAACCTCAGCTTTCTCTCGTCGAACAACTGAAGCTTGAAGTTCTCCTGAACGTTGGGTGCCGCAACGACTATGATTCGTTGAGTTATGCCCATCTGTTTCAGATAATCCCTCATCTCTTCGGCAACGCTTATAGCAGAGCAGGTTTTGCCACTGCCTAACCCATGGTAGAGTAATAGTCCATTATAGGGTGTTTGGAATGACATGAAGTTACGAACAAACATTTGATGAGGTGATAGTTCAAACTCGACATTGCATAGCTTATCAGCAATCTCTTCTATATCTCCATCTTGAAGGCCCTCATACTGCGTGTCAAAGAACTCTTTTCTGGACGCGATCTGGACATTAAACTCCTTGTCATCAAGTGACGGGTATAAGTATCCGAATCTACCATTAGACCGTTCAATCTCACTAGCATTCTCTAGTTCTAATTCATCGATAACAGCATTTCCATCTTGTTTGGGTTTTTCGAGGCTATCAGAGGACATCTATATACTCTATGAACATAATCTGTATTTGCTTAACAATGCATGAACCTTTTCGAGCACCTGAATCTTCTCTAGGTTGTATGGTCTAATCAGATTAATCGCTTCACGTTGAGATACCCATCTCACGCTACTTACCTCAGTACGCTGAAATGTATCAGAGTCAGGCAATATCTCCGTCATACATGCTACATAATAGCAATGCTTGTAGGATTTGAAGTTAGACCCGGTAAATATTTCTTCGAATGGCAAAACGTTCTGGACCACTTTGAGATCATTCTGGTGATACCCGGTTTCTTCTGTGAACTCTCTAAGAGCACAGCTTAGCTCACGTTCCTGGTAGTTACGACGCCCTTTCGGAAACCCCCATTCAGGTGAAGTCCACTTGCTTTTGCTATCAGAGATTAGCGTTTCGATATTATAGAAACCGCTCTTGTCATCAATACCTTTCTTTAGTGATGCAAACTTCTCACGAGAAACACGCTCCTCGCCACGGTATTGTATTCCAACATTATCTCCCCACAACGCTTCCCATAGAGTATCGAAGTCCTGTTCAAGCAGTCTCTTCTTCTCATCGATGGTCATCTCGTCTACTATGTTTCGTAGGTAGGCCAGGTTGTGCAGTGGGTATTTACCGCGCATGAAATCGACATAACCTAGAGTGTCTTTCCTGCATATCATACAATACTCAATACCTTTTTCACCGTTGTTGCGGAACGCGATAGTTCCTATGCTTGTGATAGGATGCCGACATTGATGAAATGCATGTCCCGATTCTCCACAATTGTTGCAAAAATTAAATCCTCTAGTAGTCATCGTTGTAAGTTAACATCGCGTTGTTTTTATGTCTTTTATAGTAATGACGTTAGATCCGAAAATATGGGGACCACATTACTGGTTTGTTCTACACACAATTGCACTTTCGTATCCTGCCAAGCCGAATGAAGCGATGCGGAAGAAGTTCTATGACTTCTATCAAAATCTCCCGCTCTTCATTCCTATTGAGGAAATGGGAAACAACTTAGCGAAGTTTCTCGATAAGTACCCAGTTACTCCTTATTTAGAGTCAAGACAGTCCTTGGTGAGATGGACACACTTTATTCATAATAAGATCAACAATGCCCTTGGTAGTAAGCACATGACACTCGAAGAATCTATGACGGCATACTATGAGAACTACAAGCCCAGGGAGGTTAAAGATCAAGAAGATAGAAAGAGAAGAGAGAAGATAGTTCTGGCCGCGTTCATACTTGCAATCGCACTAGTGGCAGGATACCTTTACACTAAATAATCTACCCTATCTATATAGTATGCCTCGATCGACAAAGACATCCAAAAAGAAATCGAGTAAAGCTAAGAGACGAACAATGAAGCGGAGACCCGATCTAGACGAGGGTGGAAAACCTATAGCTGCAGGTGGGTTCGGTTGTGTCTTCTTGCCTAGGCTAAAATGCAAAGACAAAAATATCGAAGAGAAGCTTTCGAGATCTGGTAAGAAGTATGTTAGCAAGCTTATGATGAACAAAGAGGCCGCAGATGAAGAAAGAGAAATGATGAATGTCTCCGAGATTCTCAAGACGATTCCGAAGTCTAGCAGCTACTTTCTCCTTGCCGACACTCATGTATGCAGTGTGGATACTCTCTCGTCGAGCGACCTAGAAGGGTTTAATAAGAAGTGTAATCCTCTCCTTAGGGAAGGATTGGAAGCAAACAATATCAACAACCGTCTTAATCGGGTTAAGTCGATAAATATCCCTTACGGAGGTGAAGAACTATCAGATTTTATGGACGGGCTATCACCGGACCTCTTGGCCGGCAACAAGGAGTCTGAACAGCAGTTCGGTTTCGTCAACCTGGCTCTTATTAAATTGTTGAACTCTGCTATTGTCCCTATGAATCATGCAGGGTTGCTACATCATGACTTGAAAGCAGCAAACATCCTGATCGAACCAGCAGACATCCTTTACGGGAAAGTACCATTGAAGATTATCGACTGGGGGCTAGCAGTTTCGACCAGACATACGTATGGTGCAGTACCACACGGATCCAGATCGCGACCGATGCAGTTTAACCTACCATTCGGTGTTATTCTACTTTCGGACTCTTCCAAGGCGTTGATAGGGGATTACATGAAGTCTGTTCGTGCTGAAACTCTCGGCCAAGGAGAAGCTAAAACAATGGCTGTGAGGCTGATCAAGTCAACAATTGAGAGACGGGGTCGAGGCCACCTAAAATACATCATGGCTCAACTCAAAAGCCTGACCAACCCTTATTTCAGCTCCGCAACTATTGTACAAGACGCTATGCCAACTTCAGCGTGTTACACTAGTGGTCTATTGGCATTCGACTATATCGTTGACAACATATCAGACATCATTATGAAATACACGAAAGGAGGTGAGTTCCAAAGATATAAATACTTCAACGAGGTATACACACACAACGTAGACGTATGGGGTTTCCTTACGGCTTACATGGATCTTATCTCTCACCCACCTTCTTACAAACTGTTTCGTATGAACAAACTGTTCCGCGGAATCTCTGACCTAGTGTTCAAATACTGCTTCGGCACACAGTACGCAAGCCGACCGATTCCGATCAACATACTATCTGGAGAACTTAGGGATCTTAATAACCTAATCCGTTTCAATAATAAACCATTAACGAAACCTGTCACACCCCCTCGCGCTATCACACCCCCTCGCGCTATCAGCGTTCGTTCGAGTCCAAAGGCGCAATCAGTTGTCTCTCTTAGAGGACGTAAGCGTTGCCCAAAAGGGTACAAGAAGAATAAGAAGACACAAAAATGCGTAAAAAAAGGTACCAAACAAACGCGCAAGTCCCCATCAGAGATTTCCCTTAAAGGGAAGAAAAAATGTCCGAAAGGCTTCAATAAGAACCCAAAGACCGGTAAGTGCAAAAAGAAACGCTAAACATTTGATTAGATAGCATTAATCAAATGTCTTTTCACTCTATCTATAAACTGGTATTGGGATACAAGCAAGCGTCGATAGTCTAAGAGAAAGAAGACCTCAACCTCTCTTCTTAGTTCCTCTCTTCTTTTTGTGAGATTTGCTGCTTTTACGGTGGCTTCTCGTTCCACCTCCTGTGCAACCACAACCATGTGCAGTCCCAGCACCCTTCTTTTTGCGGCTCATCGCGTAACCGTCTCGTTTTCTGTATGGTTTACGGACTACGCGACTCCCTTTTGCGTGTCTCTGTCTGTGCCCTCTTCTGTTAAACTGCTTGTGTCCTTTCTTAGTTGTGAAATCTTTGCGTCCTCTCATAGTCTTGGACTTACTGCCCTTCTTATATCTCCGACGTGTCATTACGTTTCCCATCCTATGTATTACCAAAACATTTTAACGCACTGGAATATAATCTGTCGAAACTATATCATGAAGGTTGAGCTACTCGTATTCGGAATCACGGCGTTCTTTATAGCCAACACTTATCACGAAGGTAGGTACGTCACTATTTTGAAGTCTTGGAAAAAATACTATCATATGATCGGTATTGGTTTCGCAGGTCTCTCTGCTTACTTATTCCTTAAGAAATATCCTAACGATACAGGGTCTCTCTTAACATCGGCCGCCGGTGTAGCGAGATACTTGCCTGTTGATAAAGAGTCGGCGGATATGCTTACGCCCCTCATAAATATGACTAAACAAAGCATATCTAGTTCAAGCTGCAGTGTTGATAATAACCCGCAAACGCAGCGTATGCTTAACTCGGGTAAGACTGGAACAAAGCGCTCAGTGAGTGAGACAAAAAAGAAATATGTAGCCGCGCAGCAGGGATGGAAGTGTGGACATTGCCAAAGGCAACTGCCAGGATGGTTCGAAGTAGATCATAAAGTCCGTCTTGATTGTGGAGGGTCTAATCACGTCGACAATCTGATCGCTCTGTGTCGAGACTGTCATGGAAAAAAGACCGCACTTGAGAACCTATAAGTATGATGAAGGGTCATATTTTCTCTCTTTATCATATATGCTCAGCAAGATCAATGAATACTACCATTCAGGCATGTCCGCGGTAATAGTGAATCCCAAATACTATCTGCTTGCCTCTGCCGTGGAGATGATCATAATGCTTCTAGTGATCTATAAATGGAGTCCCCTAGGAATAAGCAAGGCCCATCCGACGCTATCTGCGATATTTGTAATTTCCTTTCTTTTCGTTCAATTGGCGATGTATTTCTTCGTGAAAAACAAAAGCGTACTCGCGTCTAAGGGCATCGAAGTAACCCCAGATGCTTCTGAGGTACTAGTAAAGATCGTGTTTACACTTCTTACTGTGTTTGGAAGCGTGCTGGTGGCGTACGGCACTATATGGGGTATTGCACAGATTCCAAGCCTCAATGCCGCGTATGACTTACTCATGAATGTAAGCATGTTGATTGTCGCACTCGCAGTGGCGTACGTGATTATGAAGCCCGTTGTTGACGCAGCCAAAACAGGTGATGGTAGATCATCGCTGCTGACACTTTTAGGTCAATTCATCATGTATGTCCCTTGTCTTCTAGTGGACTTCGTTGATTGGATACGTTTCCAGTATGCCATCACTACAAAACCTGTCTGGATCTTACTTGGCTTAGAAATACTGCTAGTCGCCTTGAACATCCTCATACCTAAACTAGCCGCATGGCTCATTAAAAAGGATGGCAGGCATCTTCTTCAAGGACCTACATACATAGATAAACAGACACTTATCAAACATGAAAGCATACACCAGGATCAAGAAAATCCAACCAGAGAATATCATTACAGTATATCTGCTTGGTTCTGGATAAACCCTCAGCCACCTAATACGGGTATCGCATACACGAAATATACCAATATACTCGAATACGGTTCTCAACCAGCAGTACAGTACAATAGCTTAGAGAGATCCCTTCGTGTGCTTTGCGAAATAAAGCCGGGGAACGATGCGGAGATCTTCGAAACAACCGATGTACCACTCCAGAGATGGAATAACATAGTAATAAACTACGACGCAGGAACGATGGACGTATTCCTTAATGGAGAACTGGTAGCTTCAAAGCCCGGTGTAGCGCCGTACATGTCGTTTGAGAACATGATCATCGGAAGTAAGGACGGAATACAAGGATCTGTGGCAAACGTAGTCTTCTATGATAAAATCTTATATCCTTCACAAATCAGGATGTCATACAACGCCCTACGACTGCTCCCTTCACCGGGGCTTTAGATAATTTCTGTCAGTATAGTATATAATGGCTGAGATCGTGAAAACCATCCTTATTGTACTAGCAGTCCTAGTCGTGGTCTACCTAATACTGAGTTTCTTCTTCAAAAGTTCGACAACATTGACGACAATGCAAGACGGCGATAAGAAACAGGTGATAGAGGCAAGCACATTGCCTAACAACAACAATACCAGTAACTACACCTATTCAATGTGGTTTTATGTAGACGATTGGAACTACAGATTCGGCGAACCGAAAGTTCTCATGGCGAGAAAGGATCAAGATGGACACCCCAGTCCTTCAGTGGTTTTAGGAGCGATGGAGAACGATATCACAATCTCTGTTGCGTGCTATCCCCAAAACGAAACGACTGGCACTACCGGCAATAACTCCATCGTTCACAAATGCGTTGTGCGTAACTTCCCTCTTCAGAGCTGGGTCAACTTGATTATCAGTCTCTATGGACGTACACTAGATGTCTATGTGGATGGCAAGTTAGTGAGAACATGTGTACTCCCAGGTGTTGCCAAGGTGAACCCCGACGCTAACATAACTGTCACTCCTATGGGTGGTTTCCAGGGATGGACATCCAACTTTGAATACTGGGATGACGCTTCTAACCCTCAGCAGGCATATAACATCTACAAGTCTGGCTTCGGAGGCTCACTCCTTGGTGATCTATTCAACAAGTACCGGATCAAGATCAGTTTCCTTGAGGATAATCAAGAGCAAGGAAGCTTCGAAATATAACAATCGAGTCATATCTGTCACAATTATCTAGACTATGTATATAGATATGAGCTCACAACAACAGTTCGCAAGAGTTTCAGATGACTCAGCAGGGTTTAGTCAATTTAGTTCCAACCGATACCTTAGTGGCACTAAGGACTTCTTGGAATCAAATAGCATCGTTGCTAAGTTCGCGTTTTTACTTCTAGTACTTATCGTATTTGTTGTCATCCTCAGACTAGGGGCGACACTGTTTTCATGGTTGTTCGCACCAAGATCGGATCCTATCCTGATCGACGGTATGGTCGACGCTAAGCAGATGATGAAAATACCACAGGACCCAGCAGTTAATGGAGCAATCCCGATCCTGAGGTCAACAGACCAGACAGAAGGCTTGGTGTTCACATGGTCTGTATGGATGTTCATAGATGACTTGCAATACCGTAGAAACGAGTACAAACATGTATTCCATAAAGGGAATGACGATATCAACGTGACAAAAGTACCAATTGGAATGAACCATCCTAACAACGCACCGGGACTCTACATCGCACCAGACACGAATGCATTAATTGTAGTCATGAACACATTCGACTCGATCAATGAAGAAATTGTCATTCCCGATATCCCTATCAACAAGTGGATGAACGTAATCATTCGTGTAGATCAGCAACACAAATTGGATGTGTATATCAACGGACGCCTGACTAGACGTCATATTCTTGCCGGTGTGCCAAGACAGAACTACGGTGACGTATTTGTCAGCATGAACGGAGGCTTCTCTGGCTACACCTCCGAGTTGAGATACTTCAACGAAGCAATCGGGACTAACCAGATCCAAACCATCGTTGACAATGGACCAAATATGAACATGAAATCAAGTAATATGACCGACTCAAAGCCTAGGTATCTCTCTCTGAGATGGTTCTTTACTGGGGCGAATGACATGTATAATCCATAGACCAAGTGAGAGTATCTGTATTTATATCTCAGCCAATTATAGATGTCAGGTATAGCTAACGATCCTAAATGCATATCAGATGGTGGAGAATGGCCTACATCTGCTCCTTATTACGGTGGTCCATATCCGACTAGAACATGGAGTAGGTTTAATGGCGAGCCCTGCGTTGCAAATTACACCGCAGCACAACTCGACATGCGCCGGAAAGCGGTCACACTTCAGCATCCTCAGAACTATGGACGATTGACTAAAGCCCAAAAATATTCTTATTTCGCCAAAAACGCGAAAAGATCTTCAAGTCAAGATTTGACGGTCGAAGAAAAAATCGCACAACAACCGAGCGGCATGGAACCCGTTGAGATCACCTATTTCGACAACGCGGGTAGACCTCAAAAAATGATCGGTAGTCGCTGCCCTCCGAGAACAACACCTCTTTACAACCCATCAACTTGCAGTGATGTCCCTGGCAACATGTTACTTTTCAATGATCCTTCTGTTCCTCTTACCAATTGGAGAGTCAAAAGAACATATAAAGCCGGGGGAGGACAGAATATCGACTTCCTCGACGCTGGGACAGGTGAAAACCCTACAGCCCTGCCAGATACGTAGATTGGAATAGTGCCATGACATTCTCTGGTGAATAACTCTCGTATGCCTTCCAGCTGTCTTTGCTACATATGATGTCTTCGATATGCAATATTATATCCAATAGATCAGTCCTCCCATTGTAGACCACAGCTTTGTCTCCTAGCATTTCTAAATGCGCCCTTTCGACTGATTCACCCCAGGTCAGTACGGGTTTGTTGAAAAATGAAAACTCTGCTACGGCCAACCCAAACGTCTCTCCTCTCACCCGCGCATGAAGCATACAATCACATGCATCTATAAAGCTTGATATATCACTCGGCGACGAAGTCATTGGTAGAAAATGTATCTTTGAGTGTGTTGCAAAAGGAATCGTTCCGACAAACAAAAAGTAAATGTCGTCGCGTCTCCGTATAGATTCTAGTATGATGTCCTTTACAAATGGAATGTCGAAGCTGTCTTTTCCGCCGTGCCGGCCTATAACTAACGCATCTGCTGGAATCCCCAGAGACGATCTCACGTTTTTATCACTAGGCGGTGGCATATATACCATATGGGGCACCACCGGAAATCTAGATCTTGTACGATTTTTCAAATCGACGGATATCATCGAGCTTATATCTGCACCAGAGTCAATCCCTCCAAATATATTATGCTGTATAGTACGAATACCGCGCCACATATGTTTCTTACTATAGAATAGTGGACCACCGTCCTCGCCGCTCGCCAGGTGATAAATTGCAGCCACTCGTTTGCGTCTACATATTACTGGTACATCGAGCACCGATGCAGCCGTTATCATGTTGAACCTGGCCGAGTACCTGTCGTACATTGACTGATTAAAAATGAAGATCTTGTCTTTGGCAGGGCATATGATTAATGAATTGTTCCCCAGAATGGATTCATTATGAATCGCATAGTTGAGGACTGCAGTGTCCGTACCTCTTAATCCGAAATTATTAACATAAAACGCTACAATTACCATATTATGTTATTCTGACAATATTTTTCCATGTGTCTACTCGCGCAAGGACGGACTAACACATATGTCTTTCGATGGGAAAATGTCCCCAGACATGCACATATCTCCTTCATTCACTTTTATACAGCTACGGAATCCTCTATCTTCCCCGATATAACAGTATCCTGACTTTGGAAGTGATTTGCTTTGTTGTGTAACACTGCCTGCGCTGTCAGCTTCTGGCTCTTGTGTCACATGTTTACTAGTCGCATTCTCAAGAGCGCTACTAGTCGTAGTTTTAGTGTCGTCTATTCTGTTGAACTGAACACCCTTAGTGCCGACACTCTTCTGTAGCAGGGTAACAGCATCATCAACAGTGCCTGCTGCAACATCGACTGCTGTCTTCGCGCCTTCAGCTGTGACATTAGTTGTTTGCTTCACTGTTTCTCCCACTCCGTATCCCAATGTAGCCAATAGAGGGCGCAAAAAACCAGTCGTAGACTCAGTTGCTTTTGCAAAAACACCGAATATGTTTATCCCAAGAAAGGCCAGTATCAGAATGATAAGACCATATCTGATAATAGAACTCCAAGGGATCTCTGAAGCGGCAGCCTCCGTACTACCACTAGATACGCTATCGATCAAGGCTGCCGGCGTTGCGTCGATGCCGATAGTAGTTGTTGTTGGCGTCTGAGAGATCACTTCGCTTACGTTCATTTATATAATACGTGCGTACAAAAAAGAACTTAATCTAACCATTGTTTAGATGACACGTTCTCGAAGACACAGGTCGAATAATGATCATGAAATTACACTATCTAAGGCAACAAGGAGTGTGCCCAATAATCCAGATGTTCGAAGAGCACAACTCGATGTAGTAGAAGATCCGACCCCTACATCCATGGCAGATTTTGCAGGTGCGGTAGTTGGTGCTGTTGATAAAAACCTACAATCGCGACGTCCCGATATAGATAGCGAGCTAGAGTCTATGCATCCAGGGAAGGTAGCGGACATATTTGGTTGTGGTCTAAAAGACAATCTTGAGAAAACAACCAGAAGCGAACCACTCAAAATCGTCATAGGTAAAGAGCGTGATGGATCGAACAAATGTGCTCTTGCAACTAGTAAGAATGCAAGAGACGTATTACTCAACAATTTCAAGAAAGAAGGTAAACTGTCAGCATCTAACATCATCCCTCCTATGCAGTTCCATACCAACTGCTGGTTCAATACAATGTTTATGTGCATGTTCGTGAGTGACAAAGGTAAGAAGTATATGAGGTTTCTGCGCCAACTAATGATCAAAGGGGAGACTTTACATGGTAGAGCCGTTACACCGAATAAACTGAATGAGGCTTTGATTCTCTTCAATTTGGCGGTTGAGGCATGCTACAACCTCAACAAATCCGCTGGCAATGTCGGGCTCGCGTTGAATACAAACAACATCATCCACAGCATATATACATCTATACCTGACTCCTATAAAGCTAAGCACAAAGGTATCAAGGATGTTGACCAATACGGAAACCCCTACCAATTCTACAGAGATTTAACTAGCTTCCTCACTGAAGAAGACGAGAGAACCAAGCTAGAAACAATAAAGTCTACAGAAGAGGTGCGCGACTTCTTTAAGGGAACGTACAAGACTGACGCGGACGTAATTGCGGTTCAGTTGACAGACTCGGGTGCATCGGGTCGTGCGTCTCCCGAGGATGCCGGATCAATGCCGACTTCCGTAGTTGTAGCACGCAACACTTATGAACTAGACTCGCTCGTATCTCGTGACATCTCTAAAGAGCACTTTTGTGCTGGTATAACGATAAATGGGAAAGAATACATATTCGATGGTGCGGCTTTTTCTCCTCTAGAGAAAAGAACCTGGCGATCGAAGCTTGGTCATGACCGCCCATGGGGTGTTTCTGGATCAAAGAATACATGGAACCTGAAACGAGGATACTCACTTCTTCTCTATTATAAAACTACTTAGGTACTACCCGCTTTCATCGCTGCATTCATCATCTCCAACCTAGCTATCGTTTTATCTAAGTTGGTCTTTTCTGTTCCGGCGAATAAATAATCTGTGGCAGGTGCCTGCTCATTCTTCTTCACCTGTTTGTAAACACACGCAATCTTCTTTACCACACTTGACACATGAGCTTTATCTGACCATATATTGATTGATAAATCAACTGGCTCTGTTAGTAAGGATATTGCGAAGTATACTAGAAATCGTCTTCTCTTCTTAACGCTTGGACCGTATCGCAAGCTAAACATTCCTAGAAGTGACTCAATTATCCTAGTAGTTATTGCACACCCTTTTCTTGAGCACCTATCAGTAATGAGTTCCCATACTATCCATATTGGGTCTATGTGATACTTCGGATTTACTGGAGCCCAAGAACGTCTTTTGGCGACTATGACGTCTTTTGACTTCTTACATATCTGCTCGAACTCGATTATCCATTCAAGCCAGTAGCATGCCGAGAAGCTGTTTTGAGATTCGCTTGACAGGTGGTACGCTAGTTCGTTAACAGCTATGAAGAGCTCCTTGGGGTCTTCGTCTGTAAACACACCGTCCGCATAGGAGGTCTTCGGCGCTTTGAGCTTAGTCGACATATGAGCCATGTTGAACTCATCACTCTTTTTGATCTTTACAGCTTCAAACACATGCTTCTTTCTTGACATGCACAACGTCGCTAGTATCTCGGCGAAAAGATCTCGAATCTTCAGATTGTTCCGAAGACGTATTTCGTTACCGACATAACCGTTCACTAATATTTCTTTGAAGTTGTCCATTCTCATTGAGATATATGTGGGAAGACGGGGACTGCCCAAATGAATATGCTTAGAGACGTATAGGACTATAATTTCCCATAACTCTGCGAAGTGTCCCGCACATATCATTTCTGCACCCCAGTAGCACGTATTCTCGATCTTCCCCGATGACATACTAACGATCAATTCTTTCTTCACTCTAGTCTTCTGGTATCCCGAGAAAGTTATCGACCTGAAGTCTTTCTCCGATCTAACATCATTTATTTCTATATCGCTCATATACCTTCGATCCAGACAAAAAAAATCCAATCTATACATATACGCATGTCTCGCTCATCTATATTGAACGAAATCAAAGGATTTTGGAAAAGATCAACCGCTACAGAAAAGCTTTTCTACGCAGCACTTGTGGTTATCTTGCTATTCGTGTTGCACCACGCCACCAAAAAACCTGATCCAGAAGGATTTGAGACTTCTAATGAGTTTATTGTCAAGAGAGGGTCTGGGATCTATGACCCATTCTATGTGGACGTATATGATACACTGCTTTACGATAGTGTGCGAAACGACTATGAAATCGGTAGACTAGTCGAAAAAACAACTCCTACAAAAAAGAGTGTTATTGCTGATATAGGGTGTGGCACTGGGCACACGGTAGGTAAGCTTACCACCCATAACATAGACATTGTTGGTATTGACATCTCTCCTGCAATGATCTCAAAAGCCAAATCACTTTACCCTGACGCTAACTTTAGACAGGGTGATGCCCTCAAGGCAATGCTTTTTCCACAGGGTTCATTAACTCATATCACATGTCTCTACTTCACAGTTTACATGATAAATGATAAGAGGCAGTTCTTCAGAAACTGTATGAACTGGCTTATGCCAGGAGGTTATCTTGTATTACATTTGGTCGATAGAGAGAAGTTTAGTCCAGTAGTTCAAATAGGAGAGGTCCTCGTGGGAGTAGATCCACAGGCTTACGCGGAAAAGCGCATTACTACTACAAGGGCAGAGTTTGATAACTATTCTTATAAGGCGAAGTTCGACATTAAAGGTGATGATGCTTTATTCACTGAAGTTTTCAAAGCGAAACCTAGCGGGGGTGTAAGACAGAACGAGCATAACCTGTTTATGCCCTCTCAAGCAAAGGTTCTCTCTATGGCAAAAGATGCAGGGTTCATAATGATCAGCGAAAGTGAGATGAAGAAGTGTGGTTACCACAATCAGTTCATATACGTTCTGAGTAAGCCCATGTAAACACAGCACCGACGTTACAATCTCCAATATATTTTAGCTGAATGAGATAATGCTACAATATATTCTAGATAACTCGCCATTACCTATTCCATTGCTGATCATAACCCTGATTGCGCTGATAATTATGGTTTTCTTATGTGTAGTAAGAAGCAGATCTGGTTTCTGGTACATGCAACCTGTCTTTCATGCATACGACCTCCACCATTGGATCTTCACCAATAGGGTCATTATGGAAGATCTGCCCGAGCCCAACAAGTATGTAACACCCATAGACGTCTCTACATTCACAGCATCGAGCTTGACCGACACGGTGATAGGAGATGTGTGTGACTGTATAAGAGAACATTTTCTTAGAACTGAGCTGGCCTCGTATAATCCAACCAATGAGGAGGTAATGGGGTTTCTCGAATCGTCTACCTCGCCATCTTATGTCAGCATATATTCGGGCGCTTCCCCAAGTAAAAACGTCGTAGGCGTCATAACTGCCAGACCACTATATGTGCACATCCATGACAGAGACATTCCGGTTAACTATGTTGATAACCTCTGCATTGACTCAGGTTATCGAAAGAATGGTTATGCACCGAGGCTTATCCAGACGTTGGAGTACGACATCAGGCGACACAACCCATCGGTCAAGGTGTGTCTCTTCAAGAGAGAAGGTGAGATGACGGCAATTGTACCGGTGACTACGTATACAACTTACGGAGTAGATATCGAAAGAATCCCAAGGAAGACGCTCGAATACTCTTCAGCTAAAGTCGTTCGCGTCTCCAGCGGCTCACTAATCAATCTCGCGTCATTCGTCAAGGATATGGGAAGTAAGTTCTCATGCCGCATCCATCCAGATAAACAGACCTTCATTAGTCAACTGAAAAAAAGGTACCTTGATTGCTGGATGATGATCGACTCTGGCTCCATCTACGCAGCGTTCTTCATAAAGAACACGTCTATCCACGCAGACGGTAGGGACTGCATCGAGCTAGTAGCGTCAATAAATGCGTGTCCTCACGAAGACACGTTCTTTAATGCTTTCGCAACATCGCTTCGTCGCGCATGCAGAAGCTACAAAGCTAAGCGTATACTAATAGAATCGACTGGACATAACAGCATCATACTTGAACATCTTGAAAGACACAATGTGAAACATATTTCATCGTGTCCGACGGCTTTCTTCTTATATAATTATGCCGCACTATCCGTGCCGGCTAAGGATTGTCTATTCATTTATTAGCGAGTGTATTTGCCTGCTCTAGCGAACGAGTCTAGGACAAAGATGATAAATATGCCTAGAAACGAGTAAAGAATGATCTCCTCTGTGACATGTCCCGTCTTAACGTCTTTCTGTTCTTCAAGAAGGTAAATAAGGTAGTCGAGCTTTGATGCAAGTTCGTCTTTGGTTATTGCGCTGCTTCCTCCCTTGTCATAATATGGAACAAATTGCCTATAATAGTCTTCTGTAGAAGTTGAAGGGAGGGAAGCAAAACCTTCTGGAGTTATGGCGGATTCACCTCTCCCACCTTCCATGGCATTGGGCTGCACAGGAACATCCTTTAATATATCAGTTTCGTTATCCTCGCGCCGCATCGCTCCCATCGACACAGGCTTAGGAGGCGGGCTAAAGTTACTCATGTTGCCTTGATCATTCTCCATTGGTTGTAGGCCTAATTTACGTTGCATGTCGGCTACCTTCGATGATGGTTCAGGACTATCACGACGCTTATATGTCTTGTTTCTGACTTGTCGTCTTTTATCGACTGCCCCATCACTACTACTGTTTTCATTTAAATTAGAGCCGAAATCAACTGTCGCTGCATTCATAGCCACACTCATTGTCTATAGACAAATGAGATATTTTAATTCCCCTCTTGACTAACGTGAGGCAAAAATAGTATGCCATTACTATATACAATGAAGTCTTGTGATCAGTTCACGGTAGTTGTGTGGCTTGTTCAACTATATATCATAATCACCAGACCCGCTATCCTAGTGTCTCTAGTAAAAACGGTATACGGCCGTTTCCTTATTCTTGCCACCGTAGTAGTGTTATCAGTCATTATATCTCCACTCGCCGGTGCGGCTATAGCAATCATCTTTGTAACGTTAAACAACGACTCTGAAGGGTTCGAATCTAGCAGCACTTCTCAAGAAAGCAAAAATATAGATTCTTTTAAAGATCAGCATTGTCAAGAGAGAAATGGGGAGACCGTCTTTGTTGATGACCAAGGTAATGAAGAGACATTGGAAGATATGAAGAAGAAATATCCTCATGTGAAGTTCGATAATGGAGAGTGTAATCCATGCGACAAGTCATGTGTTTTCTCTATTGAACAAACTGATAAACTCACAGTCGAGGCATCCCTTAGAAAGCGCGACGAGACACCAGAGTCTTTCCGCGTAGTATGAAATCTTTTACCACATATATACTAGATGTCAAAGCTATATATGTGGCTACTATCACTCGTGGTGTTGTCCGTTCTCCTACAATTACTCTGCCCAACACCAGACCTGGAAAGTTTCGTGGATGCGACCGCTCTCGTAGGAGGAGCGAGATCTACTCATAGAGATGCACGCAGATCGGTAAATGATGCTGTCTCGGCAGCAAAAGGAGACTTCAAGCGCATGACACGTAAGTTCCTAGGCATCCATTTATAACTGATATTATCTCTCCTAATTGTAATGGTCTCTATCAAAAGTCTACAAGGCAACTTAACCGGACTTATGTCCAAAATTAATAACAGTCCTATGCTTGCCGGCATCGCCATGCTACTGCTCAATATCGGTTCCAGGTATATCGAGATCGGATTAAGCAAGACGCAAGAAGAAGCTCTTAGAGCCGGCCTAGCAAGAGAGCTCCTGATATTTGCTATGGTCTATATGGGGACCAAAGACGTTTTACTATCTATCGGAATGACCGCTGCATTCGTTGTTCTGTCGAAGCATTTACTTAACGATGAAAGCAATTTCTGCGTGATTCCCAGCTATATGAAGAAGCTACGTTTGGAAATCGACCTTAACAAGGACGACAAGGTCACGGACAATGAGATTGAACAAGCGATAACCACATTGAAGAAAGCCAAAGCACAAGAGAAAGCAAGTAACTATGCTGCATTCTCTGCAGCAGTCGGTTCACAGTATAAATAGTGTCATAATCTTTTGTACATTTATAATAGACTATGACTAGCACTTTGTTGATTAAGCTTAACATATCAGGTGGTCTTGACGACAAAAATGTCAGTTACAAACCCCAAATGACCGACAGAACTCTAAACGCAAAGGCGGAGACGATCTACTTCCCTCCCACTATAAAGATAACTGAACCGGTCGTTAAAGAGATCGCACAAAGTATGCCACCGATAACGGTTTTTACTCTTCGGGATAAGTTTTCAAGATTCCTAAGGTATTACACTCGTCGAAGATCATTCAAAAAGATATCCGTAGAAGATGCATATAAAAAAGGTATTATTCGTGATAACCTCCACTACTTTAAAGAGCTTTTGTTCCCAGATAGGGGAAGTAATAAGATATATCTAGGGGAACGTGTCTACACTATCCTTAGCTCTGACGTCGATCACTTCAAAATACCCCCTGTAGGTCCTAGTTCTATGCCACCATTTACATTTGAGATGACGATTAACATTAAAGTCATCCGTCAGGACAAGAACACACTAGAAAACAGGACAAAGATGAATTGTGTCGACAAGAGAAAAGCTATTAACAAAACTATGGACGACCTAGGCTGGTTCGATTCTGGATTTGATGAAAGAGAGGAAGACAGAGGGAAATTGATGGGAGATGACAAAACTGGTCCTATGTATTCGAGCGTAGCGACGGGTTTAGCCACCGGAAAGGTACCCGGCAAGGAAAAACAGGCGTACGCTAGATACTATAACCCGTATGCGCCTCCAATGCGAAGAGCCAGTTCTTCCCCGACTTCTTCATCAACGTCTTCATCCGGCAGTGGATTGACGAGACCAATCATGCCATACAATCCATTCGCACCTGGATTCGGAGCATTGCCTTATGCTTATCCGGTAGAGCCTTCTGCTCCGAGCAAGAAAAAATAGCGATTGACAACATCATCTCTATCTACTTTCCAAGTACGTTGCGTCGAAAGCTCTCTACTAAGTCATCTGGTATGTTGTCGAAGTCGACCAATGTACAATTAAGTTTGTACCTTTCTGCTGCGCCTGGTTCGGACGCAAGCTTAGACTCAAATAATGTTCTGTCTTCAAACATCTTCAGTGCAGTCTTCGGACCGCATTTCGAGAACACGCCTGGTATGTCGTCGCTCTTGTCACCGGTTACTATCTTAACAAACTTGTCGCACTCTGGATTCCCGGTTGCGTTTTTAGACTGAGTGAGATCCTGATATTTGAGATTGATTAGTTTTGTCCTAGGACCAGCCAGTTGAAGGTAATCCATATCGCTCGTTATAATGGTGACCTGAGCATCTGCATACCGTTCAAGGACTTCTCGCGTGAAGAGAGCTGCACAATCATCTGCCTCAAGGCGAGGATGAGATATAACCGCTGAGGCACCTGCGTCTGCGAACAAACCATCATATGCCATCTTAAATAGCGGACCTCCCTCGAATGTGTCGTCCTTGTCGCGTGACTCCTTGTACGTCTTAAATAGATCTTGTCTCCATATTTCTTTCCGAGGACAATCCTTCGCGATTACCAGTATAGCATCCTTGAGGTCAAGTTTTTTCCTGATCTCATGCATCTTGTCGACGAATGTTGAACGAAACTTATCGACGAAGTCCTTGTTCTCGATAGGCTTCCCTAGCTCCTGATCCTTTTTTGCCAGTCCCCACCACTGCATAATAGCATAGTACCTGAAGAAGTTGTAATAGCTTCCGTCAATAATAAGCCACTTCATTTCGATTATGTTTGAATAGCGAGATGAAGGTTTAAGTGGTTCAATTTTTTATAGCTCGGTCAGGATATCTGAGCAAATAAACATTTCGTTGACTACATTGTCAAGTGTTTGCATGAGAGGTGTCTCTACCGCGAGAGCCTTACCTACACCTGCAGACACACCCAAAGCTAATTGTATCTTGCAGAACTGTCTAGAGAGCCTCAGATCATAGGGGCGCAGGATACTATTGACTCTGTAAATTGTAGACGGATCAAAATCCGAATGATCGTGGAAGATCTCTCTTGTTATTATGCTGAGTGACTGGATCAACCTCTCTATTTCTGCCTCTGGTAACATTATAACTCGTTCCTGTGGTCTTACAAGGCAATTAAACATTACCTCAGCAGCCCGTATGGGATCTTTCTTGAACCATCCTTGTTGAAAGAACCTGTAGAAACTTTCCTGTTCCTCTGGACAGAGACTACCACACAGTCCGAAGTCTACTACGCCCAATACGGGTTTTCCATTCTCTTCTGTAAAGAATAAATTACCTTGGTGCATGTCAGCGTGATAAAAACCGTCGTATAGAACACTTTTCATGAAGTATTTCGCGTTTATAGCGGCATAGAGTGCTCTTTTGTCTGGACTTAACTCATGAAGGCTAACTCCGCGTAGTCTTTCCATTACGATTATATCGTTGTTGTGACACGTGAACTGGTCGTACACATGTGGTATCTTGACTGTTTCCACACGTTTGAAGTTTCTGTATGACCTTATACAGTTGTTGACCTCCTGAACGAAGTCTATCTGGTCGAGCATGTCGAGCTCGTTTTCCTCCATTATGTCTTGTAACCTTAACATACGGATGTACGGCAGCCAAGAGGTTATTTTAGCTAGAGTTCTCATTTTCCGCAGTCCTTCCTGATATGTCAAATCTACTCCTTTTCGTTTGACTTTTATCACCACTTCATTTCCATCTAACTTGCCGTAGTATACAACCGCAATAGTTCCTGAACGGCTCGGTGTCACTGGTTCAAGAAGTGTCAGCTCTTGAGAAGTAACGATTGAGAGTTCAGACACAATCTCCTTTATATCGGGTAATTCGCTCTCAACGAAGGGCACACTGTCGGCGAATAGTGAAAGAAACTTCTTTTCTTCTTCGGTAAAGAAGTCTATGCCTACGGATATTGCCTGCAGTATCTTCGTACACATGACATTGTCGGATGTCAGACAGTAAACGACGTTTTGCACACATGTTGTGCGTGGTCTTCCTAAAGCATAACATATACTTTGCCACGAAATGCAGCTCATCACTTTTGCACAGAAGAATAATGATTCCATAATCGTCTGTATTCTCAAGTCATTCTCTCTATAAACGTTTTAACGCGTAAGAATATCTTGCTCATCAACAACCCTGGCAGCTTGAGCATATACGGAGGCATATCTTCATCAAATGTCATAGAGAAGTTATAGTTGACTTTGGCTAGATGTGGTGTTTCGAAATTAACTTCAAGATCACCTTCGCTAGCCAGTATAGGTTCGGCATCTCCGACATCGACATAATTTGGTTTCTCGCACTGTTCGCTCCTGTAATGCAGTCCATTATCGCTGAACTTAGCTACGCTTGTCTTAGAACAAAGGTACTTCTGTGATATGCCGAGTTCCGCTCCAAAACGTTTGAACGTCAAACATACAGAGAATGGGTCAGTGTCAGCAGTTGGTTTATGGATATACACCATATCCTCTATCACGTCAGTGTTTACTATATGCATCAATTCATATATCTTCATATCAATCACCTTCCTCAGATCGTAATGGGGGTTCCCGACACTAAACTCCAATTGGAAATGAGTATTGCCGCCAGTCCCGTCCATAGAAAGGACCATCCCCTCTTTCTCTTGAATAATCGTCTTTCTACAATCCATTATACTAGTGTCTTAATCAAAACGCTTATCCTTAACTCAGTAAGCAATGACCAATGCCTAACGAGTGGATGTATAGCATTGATTTGCGACTCTACACGTATGTAGTTGGTATTATTCTGTATTCAGTGAGATGTTTCTCCTACAATATATCAACTGTATAGTTCCTTCTAGAGTATTGTAGGTAAACATTCTGTTAACCAAATGAATGTCTATGTAGAGGCGTCTTAATAAACGTAACTTTTTACACCTGTTTTGATCCTTGATTTTTCAGAGAGAAATCTTGTGATATCAGAATATCTATAGAAATTGAGGATGAGAACGTGAAATAAAAACCCTGTTTATCATGACGCTTGTAGAGAAAACGTGTACAACCCTTCAAAAAACATGTAGGGGTGTTATGGAGGACTGAAAAAAAGGTACTTTCGTTCAGAATCTCGTCCTTTTTTCTGTTTCCATATTAAGACCAAATGGAAACAGAATTAGGGACAAAAAAGGACGAAAAAGGGACAGAGATTTTCCATTGCGAAAAGTGTGACTTCTTTACGTCTCATTCTGGACATTGGAAAAGACATCTTAACAGCATAAAACACAGGAAACAAAATGGAAACAAAATGGAAACAGAAAAAGGGACACACGATTGTTCTAAATGTGGCAAAGCTTATTCGTCACGTTCTGGAGTGTGGAAGCATGAAAAAGTGTGCAATCCTGTCACAGAGAAGTCTGAATCGCCAGAATCACTTCAGATAGTGTCATCCCCGAATTATGGTTCTCCGGCGATTGAACTCTTGCGCGAAGCAATGGATCAGAACAGTCTTCTTATGGCGAAGAATTGCGAACTTGTCGAGAAGAATATGGTCCTTTGTGATAAAGTTGCTGAAGCCAGCAGTGGCGGTCATCACAACACTACAAATAGCCATAATAATACCTTCAATCTCTCTATATTTCTCAATGAAGACTGTAAGAACGCACTTTCTATACAGGACTTCGCCAAGTCACTTCAGATAGAGTTACAGAACTCTAGTGAGATTGCCTGTGGAGACCCTATGAAGCTTACATCAATCATCACTAACAAGTTAAACTGTCTCACGCAGGTAGAGAGACCGGTTCATGCTCACCATGCGAAGTGGTACGTCAAGGACAATACAGATGGATGGGAAGACGACAATTCTGGGAAGATGGTCGACGTCGTTAACAGAGAAATTAGCAAGGATACCCTTGCGAGCTTACCCTCGAAGTTCCCTAATTGGATGGATAGCGATCATTCAGATTCGTCTAAGTATGCGGAGGCGGTTGCAAGTGTTACAAGAGACTTGGGACCGTCTGAAAAGAAGAAAATACTGAAAGGGATTCATGATTCATGCAAGATAAGTGATTAGATGCTGTCTCAGTCCATTCCATTATAGTACTCGGGGTCATACCATTGAAATCCTCGCACAGTCGGCTGCATCGATGGTTGACTATGTGGTTCCTCGATCACGCCGACTTCACGTGTCACTGGAAAGAGGACGTTCTGGACTGCATCTCTGCGTTGCATGTTAGGATCCGGCACTATCATATTCACTTGACTGTTATGCGTCTGTGGTGCTTGCTTTGTTGTTCCAGGAGGTAATGCTTTCACTCCCTTCATGCTTCTAGCTGCAAGTTCAAGAAGAGTGTTACCAGATTGCATGATTTGTTGATAACCTGCTTGTGCAGCAGTTATTGTTTCGTCCAGTTGGGATCTGGCTGATCGTGTGTCACTCAGGTCGTGTTCAAGACGAGCGATGTCTGAATCAATAGTGCTCTTGAGCTCTCTAAGTCTGCTAAGTTCAGTATCATCGGCTGATATTTTCTCTATTAGCACACTTTGTCTTTCCACTAACTGTTCCAAAATGTGCTTGTAGCTTTGGTTCCACTGCTCCATATGTGATACATCAATAAATATAGTTTTATATCCTTAACGCTATCATGAGTATATCTCGTGTCGTGAATACCAACCTCGTTATATTGTTATTGTTTTGTGCTCACCAACAATGTAGGTGGCAATAGTGTTAGTCTCGGACAAGTTCTTTACTCGTGTAACAGTGAATGGAAGTTTGTTGATCGACTTGTATTTGTTCGACTGTGACTTTATGAGACAGCAAACTCTTTTGACCACCTTGGTAGGTACCTTTGAATTGTCTGGATTAGATATCACACCGTGTGCGCTTGGACCTGACGCAACATGGACCCAGAAGTCGTCTGGATTGCTCGACTCGACTATGTCGGCGTTTTCTTGCTGACTTGTTCCGATTTTAATTGTGTAACCTTCAAACTCTATTTCGTGCATATTTCTTTTTGCTATAAACTGTTAGGGCAAAAAGAAGTTCAATTTTGATGCTCTTATATATCGATGCTCTTATATATCGATGCTCTTATATATCGATGCTCTTATATATCGATGCTCTTATATATCGATGCTGATACTGGTCTTTTCACTGCGCTTGCGTCTGTTAGATCGCGATGGAACATTAGCTGAAGCAATGTCTTTCAGATCTTGGATGCTGACTGTGCTACCATTATCTTTCCCTGCAGGGATCGTTGGAGGGGGACCTTGAGAAGCACCACTTTTCTTAACCTTAAGTCCAGAAAGGATGTCAGAGATATCGCTAGGGCCTTGCATCTCTGCCCTAGGAGCGTTTGTCCTTACAGACTTAGTAGGTGCTTGTGGTCCAACCGAAGCGAAATTATCAGTGATGTCAACCGCGTCTCTTGCGGATCTCATGTCAGGACGGTTGACGGGCACATTGCTTCGCTGTGAACGGTCAGTTCTTGTGCGCATAGGGGCAGGAGGAGGACCAGATGCGACATTAGGAGGGGGCATATTACGCTGTTGGTCTCCCATCACGCTATTCATGAATCCACCGAATCCAGGGCTTTGCTCTCCCATGGAGTTCACTGCGGCTTGGGTGAACTGCTGCATTAGCTCAGGATTCTGTCGCATTATGTCGTCCATACCTGGCATCGCCGACTTGAACATAGTGTTGGTCATATGCACCATAATGCCTGAGCCCGCAAGCTGAAACAGTAACTTTAGTTCAGGCGCCATTTTTGCCTTTGACTTGTATTTTTCATGGAGCTCAGAGAATATCTCGTCGTAATCGCCGATGTTCTCGTTGACTTGTTCGCTCCAGCCATCTAGCTTGACATCGAATGGATCAAATCTATTGTTAAGGAACTCCAGTCCGGTGATAGCCGCCATCAACATCTTACCCTGGAACTTGACGCTGTTCGATTGTTCCTTCTCGGATATGATCATTTCATATTCTCCTTTCATTTCTGAAAGATTCGAGTCCATAGAGTATTTCTTTGTTAGCCTCACGCCCTTTCCTTCTAGCTCTTCCAACTGTCTTAGAACCTTAAACTTCTCTTTTAGAGTTTCTTCAGGAGAGAGTTTAGGTGTAGAGGAGAAACTTTTGTCCGGATCGATAGGGATGTTGTTGAACTTCCCAAAACCATCACTTGTCTTAACAGGAGCGTTGGCAGTCTTTTTACCAATACCGGGTGTGAGGTAATTTGCCTTATCAGAACCTGAGCTAGATATGTCTTCAACATTCAACTTAACAGCTGACATGCCTGGACCAGAACTAAAAATGTCTTTCTTATTTACCTTTGGTTTGTCTGCTAGGTTGTTGAGTTCTGCCTCGAGCTCATTGATATCTCCAAGTGCGATGTCATCTGATCCATTCGATTTTTTATCGGTACCACCAGATTTGCGCTTGTCGTTCATAAGGAGTTCGATTCCGCCGCCGAAGTTAACGGACTTTGGTGGGCCTTGCGAGCTAGCGTCGCTGCCTCCCGATGAAGAAACCTCCTGATTAAGGGTTATGACATTAGGTGCGCCACCAAGATCGCTTATTTCAAGTATTTCCAAGCTTGCCATGTATTATCAGTAGCAACGATGATTTTAAGCTATTAGAAACGCAAACTCAATTGTCTAAAGTCCAGAGCCCCTGAAGAAGAGCGTCAGCTAAATCATCTTTCTTCTTGTGTTCGTCGAACTCCTTTAGTCTCTCAACTGCGAGAGGCATTTCGCGAATGCGTTCTCTTGCGACCACAATGCCTGATGCTTTTCTCTCTTTGTACGTTTTCTTCGGGACCTGGTACTTTCTAAGCTTATTGCTAGATGATACAAAAGAGACATTAGTTATACCCCGTTCAATAAAGAACTGTGTGAGCATACCTTGGATGCATTTCATTCGGTTCGCTATGGGACTGATCTGGTTCTCAATGGCAACTCTAGTTACTGATGTCATATCAATACTCTTAGGCAGCAGTGAACTCATTGATATTCCAATATCGACTAGATCCATGTCTGATGCGGAAGGTCCACTAGCCAATTTCGTTGCATAACGTTCTGTTATGGCCTTGCATATTTGATCAGTAGGAGTATTATCATTCGCCGGCAGTAGTGCCTTCATCTCCGCGATCAGTTTTTTGCTAGGTTTCTTTGACTTCACCATCTTGTAGTAGTTGTTTGGTGCTACTTCTGCTCCACACTTCTTTACATGTGTGCCGCAATAGCATTTGTCTGAATATTGATACGTAGCGTTCTTGCCACATACTCCCTTGCGCGTGGTTCCTACACATCGAGCCTGTTCTCCACAAAGGTTAATTACGCCCCATGACTCTATTGCAGGTGCTGCTGCATTACCACTTATTACGCAGTAAGCTAAGTTCTTGATTCCTACATCAATGCTTATTAGCATTATAAGCTAGATACAGATGAATCTTTATGTTGGTAGAATGTGTAATTCGACATAGCACCAACTTAATTGAAGTTCTGATAACCACCCTTCAACAACTGATCTTGGGACATGACAGGAGTATACATCCTGCATTGAAGATCGTATTTGGAAAGATAAAGTTTCTTGAGGTCGCTGTTCTCGTAGCCAAAAGGTTGTGATTTGTCTGCACAACTCTTGTACAGGAACGGTGTGTTAGATCCCTTCTTGTCTGCAGCTCCATACTGTGCAGGACACGCGCAGCACTGATCACAAGCTTCTACTTGGTTAATCTTAATGATCTGATCAGCATTGTCGGTCATATACTTTCGGTACTGCCAGTTGGAAGTGATTCCTGCCTGTTTCCTTATGTTATCACTGATCTGGGCACCAGGCTGCCAAGCAGCATAGTTACGCCCGTCCATCATAATAGGAGGCGAGTCAAAATGGATGTTATTTGATCCAGAGTAGCAAGTTCCCCAGCTCATTATTAATATACTGCTAGATTATTCTCTCACTTGTTCTCAGCTCTTTTGGCTTCGAGAAAGTCTATAAGATCTTTCTTCTTCATCTTCTTTAGATCTGCAGGCGTCTTTCCGGAAGCCTGTGCCATCTCCTTCAACTGGGCTACCTTTATCTTTTTAAGATCCGTTACGGCAAGCTTCGCGGATAGCACGGTAGATACATCCCCATCGGATGACGAGGAGGATAGACTCTCGCCGTCGGATAGCGATCCACCTGTCGCCTGATCGAGGTGCTCGAGACTAGTGATATCTTCTAGACTCATCTTCTTCGTGTCGTCATCGTGGGCAAGATCTGGATAGGTAATCTCGACCACTCTTGGCTCAGTTGTGACACTGTTATCACTTACTTCACGACTAGATGGTAAGATCTCGGCTGCAATGATATCGACTTCGACCCCACCTACCTTAATGATTCCATCATCTTCATCTTCGTCTTCGGATTCCAGTTCAGACTCACTTTCTGATCCTGATAGTTCGTCATCATCGTCTTCGTCATCGTCTTCGTCATCGTCAGACACCTCGATTCTGTTCTCTGGGGTTGTACCGGAGTAAAATGCATTTGCTGCATCGACTGCAAGTTCATTCGCATGGTCATTGCTCGCAACAGGTGGCTGGTTTGAACCACCTCCCATAGTGATGGACGCGCGAACATTGGTTATGAAGTCTCCGAGAACCTGGTTTTGTTGCACCACGGCTTTCTCGAGAGACGATATACGACTATTACAATAGTATACAATAGCACCACTAATTAGTAGAGTCACGCCTATTGCGACAATAAAGCCACTTCCTTCTAGACCGAACATGTTCATTCTAAAACAGTGCCATACTTTTTATATCTGGATCGAACGTAAAAGGTTTTTCTATAGTGACAACCCCTCGATCACTTGCAATGACCGCGATACTATGTCCGACGGATATTCTAGCTGCCTCAATACGGCGATCCCACCCTTAACAGACGATACACCGTTGACTAGCTGATAGCTGTAGTTTACACCGCCACTTGACATTTTTGACTTCATCTGCAGATTACTAGCACGTTTGCTTTCTCCGACATTCTTGCAGACATCAAGGAAGTGCGTTGTTATTAGATACTCAACCCTTTTGTTTCTGTTTAACTTCTCAAGGAAGGCTGTTGCCGCTCCGATTGCCTCATATGGGTTTGTTCCTGAGAACAGCTCGTCAAAAATGCACAAGACTCTTCCGTCACTCTCGCCCTCACATTGCCTCAATATCTCAATACAACGTCTTGCTTCCGCCTGGAACAAACTGTCACGACCTGATGTGTCAGGAATGTTTATATAGCACGACAGTGTAACATAGGGCCTCACTGTTGCTGAAGAATAACATCCGTAACCGAACTGCTGCGAGAGTAGGACGTTAATGAATGTAGTTTTAAGCATTGTTGTCTTTCCTGAAGCGTTTGGACCGGTTATGATAAGATTCTTAGAGAGATCTACATTGTTAGGCACAGGGTCGTCATCAATATGTGATGGATAGAAAGCCCGCTTCAGTTTAGTTTTTTTGCCATGTAGTTTGCATTTGTTCATTTTCCCTTCTTCTTCCCTCTCTGCGACGGCTGTCAAGTTGTCTAGATATGAGTTGAATTGAATTGCGTATTCAAGAGTGCCGGTTACCCAGTCTGTATTGTATAACTGGTAAAAGACTTTCATTATCTCTCCAACTTCACCTATCTTACCGATTGCAAGCTTGTAAGAAGAAATCTTGGATAATCTCTCTAGCAGATTATCTATATGCTCAACTACCTGCTGTAGGTCATCATTAAAGTCTGAATAGCTATCGAATCCCGAGGTAAGACTCAACGTCTCCTGTATTCTTGATCTGCTAGAAGAGAGATATGTTCTCAGGGAGTCAAGCTTGGCATGGATTGCTTTGAAGTTGGAAATGAACTTCTTACAGGACTCGAAATTATAGTATATCTGTGCGATGTAGAACACGAAGGATAGGATGATGTAGACTTTCCTATCCCAGGACGCATCATTGAATGAAAACAATTGACCTATTGTGTGCCTACTTAGAACTGACTGAAGAGCGGTAGTATAACTCGAGATTGTGATCGAATGACCTTGTACCCTGAGAACAAAGAATGGTATGATTAGTAGAAGGACCGGTAGTGCAAGAGATAATACAGGAGAAGATATCTCGTATACGCTAAGCAACTGCAAGAAAAGAGGGTTCTCGTTGAGAAACTTGAGGTATTCCCAATCAACGAAACCATACTTTTCTATAAAGCCCGTTTCGACCTTGATATCATTGCGAAGCTCCATAATCTCTTCATAGTTCGAGCTGCCATGTATAACTCCGTCTCCAATGTTCTTTATCAACTCCTGGGTATGGGTTAGAAATATAGGGTCATCGGAATAGTTTGAGGCGATGCGCTCTGCGGTAAGTTTTCGATAATCATCAGACATTTTCAAAAGCGTGGGGTAGATTGGATTCTCTCCCTCGACAAGCTCGAGCTCTCTCACGGTATCTTTGTCAACCGTTTTACAGCTGTTCTGACACTCTATCGGCAGTCTAAATAAAGGACATTCTCTTTGTTTCGACATATCGTATAGTTTAGTCTTCAGAAATTATACAGAGGATGCAAACGTGTGCTTAGCCTAACGTTTTGTTCCAGTTCATAGGCATCTCTGTGATCTGAGTATGGTAGTGATTCTCGATTTCCTTAAGCTGTCTCATGTCGCGCCTTGTGATGAAGTTGATTCCAACACCTTTGCGTCCCCACCTGCCAGAACGCCCGATTCTGTGGAGATATGTGTGCACGCATCTAGGCAAGTCGAAGTTGATCACTGTGCTAACAGCCTGAACGTCAATTCCACGAGCAGTGACATTAGACGAAATCAACACTCGCTGAGTACCAGCCTTGAATTGTTTGTATGCTTGCGTCCTCTCTTCTTTGTCCATGCTACTATGAATCTGGCATACTGGGAAGTTGTCAGCCATCATAGCGTCGTACAGGTCTTGCACTCGTCGCACACTGTTGCAGTAGATGATACATTGCGCTACAGAGCAGGCAGAGTAAATATCCTTGATGCAGTCGTACTTTAGGTCATCGCTCTCCAACGCGACATAGTACTGAGATATTCCTTCGAGTGTTAACATCTCTGCTTTCATCAAAGTTTTGATCGGGTTGCGCATGAACTTGTCGGTAAGACTGATGAGATCGTGTGGCAGTGTGGCACTGAACAGCGCGACTTGGATCTCCTTTGGCATCATCTCGAATATATTATATACCTGTTCCTTGAAGCCCTGTGACAACATCTCGTCTGCCTCGTCAAGGACGATCAACTTGAGTCCATTTGGAGATAAGCGTCTGCGCCTTAACATGTCATACGTACGACCCGGACACCCCACTATAATGTGTGGCGTATTCTGTTTTAGATCACGGATAGTGTCTTCTGTAGAGGTGCCGCCGATTAACAGTTGCGTCTTCAAACCTTCCATGAATGTACCAAGGCTGGATATAACCTTGTTGGTCTGCATGGACAATTCTCTTGTAGGCGAAAGGATGATTGCCTGTACTTCTTTTTTGGAAACATCAATGTTTGCTAGGGTACCAATAGAGAAGCAACCTGTCTTACCAGTACCAGACTGAGCTTGTGCAACTGTATCGCGTCTGGCAAGCATTGGCGTAATAGCTTTCTTTTGGATTGGACTCGGCTCCTCAAACCCGACTGCATATATTCCTCTAAGGATATCGGGGTTGATTTCCAACTCATCCCATTGCTCTATATGCGGGTATTCGCTAGGGAGTGAACTGGATACATCTTCTTTTTTTTGTTCGTTGGTGGTGGGGGTGGCATCTGTGTTTTCGGACATCTTACATATTGTAGTCATATCGTTTTTAAGTCTATTAAAAAACTACATCTTCTTTCTGCGGAAAATTGATTTAAAGTTTGCTGAAGGACTACCTTCATACGTCATGACAACCATTATGCAGCGTTACAGCTTACTCGATTTCGAAAGTATTAAATCCCACGGTTTCGAGGCAAACCTTGACCCTGCCGCTCTCGCTATAATTCAAGATTTGGCATCCCAAGTGGGTGCACCAGAATATGTACGCACTCCACAATTTACACAAAGACAGATGGGTGGCGGTCAAGACCGTGATCGCGGTAGAGGTAATAGGCGAAAGAAAAATAAAGCAACTGAACTTACAGACGATGCGTGGGAGGCAATCAGGAACTTTGAAGCCACTCAGATCCAGAAGCGCGAAGGAATCGATGCATCCATTGATCTCATCCGAAAAGCTATGAACAAGATATCCGAAAAGACATACGACGTGCTGTCGGAACAGATCTTTGAAGAAATTAAGAAGGTCGGGGAAAGTGATATTGACGATGTCGCCGATGACTTAGGGAAAGTCGCGACGGCAGCGTTTGATATCGCTAGCTCTAATGGCTTCTACTCCAAGTTATACGCCAGACTCTACGAGGCACTCTGGAACCAGTTCAAGGACATATTTGGACCACCATTACTCAATGCGGTCGATGGCTTTCGCGAGTCATATCTCAATGTTGCTTATGTGAAGGCAGAAGACGATTATGACCAGTTCTGTGCTAACAATAAAGCTAACAGCCAACGGAAAGCGCTTGGTGTCTTCTTTGTAAACCTGTGCGAAGCTGGAATCGACGGCCTTGATAAGGCAAGAGTAATTGACCTTATTAGCGACATTCAAGAGCAGCTTCTTGTCAAGATCGATATGGAAGGTACCGAACCACTGGTCGACGAACTAGCAGGTCTCGAAGGCGACATGCTCATCGCTGGTAAAGAAATCCTCGGTTTCGAAGAGGAGTGGCCTGAGTTGATGGAAAAGGTTGTATGCATGTCCAAAATGAAAGCAAAAGATCACGCATCCCTTACCAACAAAACCGTCTTCAAACATATGGACATTAGTGACGCTCTTAAATAAATCAGTTAAACAGTAATAATTTGATATTGTAAGGATAATGGAACATTTTCTTTACAATGTAGCTGAAAAGACACCCCCGCGCAACCTCAATTTGATATCTATCGTAGAAGACTTCTCAAAGAGGGCAGATGAGATAGTCATTGCGGATGATGAGGAATATTATGATTCTGATAGGGACTATTTCGAGAGCCTCACTGTGAAAGATCTTAGAGATATAGCGAAGACTCTTGGAATTAAGTCTAGCGGTCTAAAAAAGAAAGAGCTTATTACAGCGCTTGTCACGTCGAGTGACGAAAAATAAAATATTCGTTCTCATGTATATGCAGTTCACCTACCCAGAACGGAAAAGTTACTTGCTCCGAGATGTAAAAGATATTCAAGAGAAAAATTATCCGGTAGCACCAGTTATAATTACTCCGTCGCGGGAAAACCCCAATACAAATCACCCGTATCGCCCACATACCCTTGTTCAGAAACCGGATAACATTGTGCCTCCTGTGAAAAACATCCCTGCCAGACAGTTAATGTCATTGCATGTTAATGGGAACTGTTATTCGCTACCATGGTACGACAAGACGCAAATAAAACGCCCCGTGAGTGTCAGCTTCGGAAGTGCAGACAGACTTGTCTTTATCAATCCGTCGAACGGTTTGATAGAGAAAGTTGAAAACACCTACCTAGACAAAGGGAAAGAGGTAATAGCTATATATCTTGAGCACCCTACTCGTTACTTCGACAGACGTACTCATGTTTTCGTAGTTAAAGAGCATACTCCTCTTGGAAAGGCAGGGATTACCCCATACGGATCATCTACGTCGATAACTGGTAGACTCGCAGCCACATTGTTATACTTAACTGTGTTCGATTGTGAACGGTCTATCAATCTGATTCATGACAACTCGCAAGAGTATATAGAAGCAGTTTCTGTTTACAAAGATGGAGTGCCTAGTGCGAACTACATAGCGACAACATCTATGAAAATGGCGATTAAAAGTAGTTTTTGGTTAAGTGAGAGTGTACAGTCTATCGGATCGACTATGATATGTGCATGTCATTTCTCCTCCCTAGCGGATATGGCTGCCTCAGTAGCACGTTTCCGGAGAATGGCGAGCTCCCTGGGCCATAGAACAATGATATATGTTTATTCCTGCGCTTCAGGTGATTATCACAGTTTTGAAGAGGTCATTCAGAAGAACAAGGTTGGCAACGAACATTTTTTGAGCGATAAATTGAATATAGCAGGTGACGCTGGGAAATATCTGATTGGTCTGCGTTCGATCACTGATATGTCCGTCGTTTTCAAGGACGAAGGTTTTCTTACTCTGACTAACGACAGTGTACTATGTCATCGTGATCTATCTGCCTTCGCCGCGGCCCACTCGGAAGCTGTCAAGAATAATAGTTTCGTTGGTGCGATGTCAACTAACGAAGCTGGGTTTCACTATCAGTCTTGGTTCCTTACGTTTAATGGACTGCCCCCGATAAAAAAGTATATGGATCAACTGTCACATATTGTTATAGATAATCACGAACCACGTAAAAGCATTATCAATGGTATGGAATTAGGCATATGCCACATGATGAGAACTTGCTTTTCTAGCACTGCTATCTATCCCGGTCACGAAGTGACGGCGAAAAACCCATGCTGCGCCTGGGATGACTGGGCACTATTGGTCGGCAATGCTCTCAAGATATGCGGGATGCCTTTTCTCAAGAGACGATTGTTAAACATCATGAAAAAGCAGGACCGCATTGATCAACTGCACGTTGAATTGTCAGAGTATTCGTAAATCATACCCATACCAAGCGGATTACACTCATATCGTACATATTACTCCTCGATATGAGTGGGATATAGCGTTTCTATGTTTACGGGCGCAGCGTGTTGATAAAACAATTCAATGTACTGCCAGCAGGAAAGCACTCATGTTTACCTGCTTTGATACCGACACATACATCTACCATTGCACAGACTTCTCTCCTATGATCAGGTGCAGACTTGTCCCAAATCAAGAACGGTCGCGCTGCCACTATCTTCTCCACATACGGTTCCATTGAAGCATGCCTTGCATCTTTCCCAACTGCTGTGCAAATATACACAGGCTTGCTCCCGTCAAAATGATTATCTATGCACTGTAAAGCTTCATCGACGTGTTTGTTTAAAGCAGCTACACCTTGCGTGCTACTCGCCCAAGACTCGAATCTATGCAACGAGTCAGAATCTGAATCAATCAGACCGAAATAGTCTCTGCCACCAATGCCGCAGACATAGTGGCTGATCTCGTCTACACCGAATCTGAGTCCGAATGTATCGAACGGTCGTTTCGGCGCTCTCGATTCTGCCAACCTCATTGCGTTTGCAGAGGGTTTCCATAGTTTCATTAGATGAAAGTCCTCACCACTCAGTGTGGGGAGGTATTTCCAGGAATTGGTTTCAATCCGCGGTAGCGGGCTCGTTATTTTTTCGGCCAGGATTGGGAATCCCGCTTGCTTCAGAAGATGATTTGTGGCAGATATATCTATGACTGTTGACAGTGAGTTGGTGTTGTTATCGAATATGTCGGGTTTGAAGCCATGGACAACTAGGACTAAGACGTTCTGATCTTTCATATCACTAAGACAGTTCGTAATCCGATTAAGCTGATTCATTAGCCCCCCGCTATACTTAACCATAGTCAATACTCCAATCTTATGATGGTCTTTGTTGCTTAATGACATCATCGATCCAGTTTATATTAGCCTTAGATGTTTTTTGTACTGATATATCCTAATTCGTTTGTCTTGTCAACGTGCGATTACTTTATCAATGCGTCAAGCCCGGTTTCGAAGTCTATCTTGACGCTCCACCCCAAGTCTTTTAGTTTCTGGTTACTGATGTAGTAACGTTTGTCGTTGAATGGCCTATC